GCCCGGCCCGTACGTGAGGACGACGTGGTCCATCCGAAATCCATCGCGATCGAACCGCACGACGAACCGGCTGGCCGTCGCCACTTCGATCACCGTGGCCGGTTCGAGCGGCCCCTTGTTGGCCAGATACCCGCGGCGGGCCCACACGCGTTGGCCAAGGCGCACGGCGGGCGGCCCGGATGTAGCCGGCGAGGGTGCGACGGCCGCCCCCGCATCCAACAAAGAGAGCTGAGCGGCGCCCATGGCCTACAGCTCTCCCCTCAGCCAGGCGTCGAGCGCCCTAACTGCCTCGCGGTCATCGTCGACAACGCGTTCTGACACCTGTACCCATCGAATCCAATCGAGCGCCCGCGCCGCAAGCTCAGCGCCGCAAGCCGGAGCCACGAGCCCATCGCGCGCCTTGGACCAACTCGGGTGCGTGAGCTTGTGCAGGACCCACTCGGGAATGTCAGGCTTCGGAGCGAAAGGCTCTTCGCCTTCGCAACAACGCTCGCATACGAAGCGCGACTCCCGCGTGCCGTGCTCGATGAGCAAGTGAGCATCGCAGAAGAACAATCCGCACCCTTCGTCGCCTCCGTACGGTTCGCCTCCGCACGCGTACGTCAGCCCGCGATCGATTCGCTCGTTGCACCCTGGGTGGTCACACACGGCCGGCACGCCATAGCCGATGTCGCGTTTCCAGTTCTCGTCGTAGCCGACCGACCAGCCCATTAAGCGAGCTTTCCCCCGTGCCGGTGCTCGCGGGTCATGTTGTAGGCCGCCTTGCGCATGAATCGGGCACCACGATGCGGACACGCCGGTGCATTCAGGTGCGCCGATAAACCGCCTGCAGTTGCATGGCTTCTGCGATGGCCCGCCGTCTGGAGCAGTTCTGCCCCGCAGTCTGGGCACGGATTGTCTTTGTCAGCCATTGGAATGCCCCTTCTCGCCGTCGCGCCAGCGGGCGCCATCCCGCTGCGGTACTTGGCCGCCCGGCTTCTCCTCGCTCGCGGGCCAGCGCCAGGTTTTGCCTTCGTCGCAGTCGCGCAGCCATCGGCGCACGCCACCGATGTCCACGCCATACTCTCGGCCATCTTCGGTGATAGCAACGTGCTCAATCGGCAGGTCAATCGCATCGCCGCCGAGTCGCACGGTAATCACGTCCCGCGACTTTGCCCGCGCACTCTCTTGCGAACGCCGCCACATCGGCAACCGCCCGCGCGTAGCCGCGAGCCTCGGCGTCGGCTTCCGCGCGGTCGAACGCCATGGTCAGCTTCTCCTCGTCCGCTTCGATGGCGCTCATGTCCGCGTCCCATTCTCGCCGTCACATTCGCTACGGTCCTCGACCCATCGACCGTTGCACCGCCCCCAGGCGACCTTGCAGTTCGGGCAGCGAATCAGCGTCGCTGCGATTTGCAGTTCTGCCCCGCAGTCTGGGCACGGATTGTCTTTGTCAGCCATTGGAAGGCCCCTTCTCGCCGTCGCGCCAGCGGGCGGCCAGGGCTTCCATCGCGCACGCATCGCCGTAAGCAGACGAACACGCGCAGCTTTTTTCATCGGCACACCTGCAATTGTTGGCAAGGTCGCGAAGCTTTTCCGCTGTCGTTTCCAGCGCGTCCAGCAGCTCGCCCACGTCGCGCGCGGGCTGCTTCCCCATCGCCGCGATTGCGACCTTTGCCAGCGACCGCCAATGCTCATCTCTCTCAGGCGCTTCGCATTTGCAGACACAGTATTCTGCGGCGAGCGCTTGTGCGACCGCACGGACATCTACCTCGCGCTTGTCCTGCTTCTCGTCCTCGGGCTGGGACAGCTCGCGCTCGCGGGAGCGAAGTCGCTTCAGCTCGGCAACCTCTTTTGCGAATTCTTCCCATGATAGGACGACCTCCGTCGAATTGTTGTCGCAGATGACCACGTTTCCGCCGTCTGCATCCGAGTGCTGGATTGCAAAGGCATACGCCTGCACCACCCGCGCCGTCCTGTCGATGTCGGCGCGGACGCGGGTCAGTTCGTCGGGCTGACCGAGCAGTTCGCGGGCCACCGCTCCCATTGCGCCGATCTTCTCTTCGTGGCTTCCCTTGGTGCCCTCGTAGGCGTCCTTCAGCCGTCTTCCGAACTCGAAGTTGGTCAAATCTTTGAGCGTTGCCATGGTCAAACCTTTCAGTATTCGGTCGAGCACAGGAACCCGCGCCCGTTGAACGCGGCCCACTCGACGCAGGTCTTGGCGACCTTCACGCCGTTGTAGTGCCAGTCGATTTTCAGCACCTTGTCGTCTGGCTCTTGCACGTAGCCGTCAAGATCGGCCTCCTCGTCGGCGCATCCGATGCTCTTTGCATGCTCGCGCGCGACTGCGATTGCATCCTCGGGCGAGGCGGCGACAACCCAGTCGACGATCTTGTTCGCATAGACGTGAAGCTCGGGCATGGTCAAACCTCCGGGCAGTCGGCCAGCGAGAAGACCAGGCCGATGCAGAAGACCTCGCCGTCTTCCATGATCTTGAACGTCGCGTGGGGGAGCGCGGTCTTCATCGTCCACGGCGGCTCGTCTCCGCTCTCCGACCAGACAGCTTTAACCTTCGCCCCTTTCTCGTGCTTCTGGGCAAAGTACGGACAGTCCTCGTCGTCGCACCTGTTCGCGATCAGTCCGCCGCGAGAAACAGATGCCGTGAACCCTCCGTACGCCGAAGCCTCGTCACCGATGGCCCCGCGAAACTCCATCAGGTCGTCGCTTGCGCCAAACACCGCGACTAGGCCGGCCGCTTTCATCTCGGCCCACAGCTCGGGTGAGCCCTCGTGCAGGTACTCGTTGCCGTCCAGGCGGGCGGCGGCTTCTGCGATTGTGATTGGCATGGTCAGACCGCCCTTCTACCTGTGCGAGAACTCGACGTTGACCCGGTAGTTTCCTTCGATGGCCTTGGCCATCCCTTCGGCCATAGACGAGATCAACGTCTGCACCAGCGGCGACTTGCTCTTGCGCATCTCCGCGTCGATCGCCGCCTTGATCTTGTCGGTGTTCGTCGCGATGTGCGCCTGAATGGCGGCCTTGATGGCTGTCTTCGTGGCGTCTTCTACTGCCCACGTGAGCCACGACACCTTGTTGTATCCATCGTAGCTCTGGTGCTTCCCTTCGTTGTCCACCTTCTGATTCATGATCTGCTCAACAACGCGCATGATCAGGTGGTCCGTCTTCCCGAGTGCCTCGATTACAGCCGCGTTCACCTTCGCTTCGATCGCGGGCTTAATCAGGTCCATCGGGAGTTGCATCGTCGCTGTCTCTGTTGCCATTTTCAGAAGTCCTTTCGTTGGGGATTACTTCGACTCGCGGGCAGCCAGGGAATCGAACCCTGCCGAGCTTCCTCGCTGCCCAGACGCCGCCAGTAAGCGGCGTGGATTACTACGCCGCCTTGCGCAACATGTACCCTTCACCAATCATCTTGAAAATCACGCGCCCGATATGGTGATGCCACCGCTCTTGCACGGGCCGCACAACGTAGCCTTCGCGAACATGGTCGGCGCCCATCGTCGTCTTGCCCTCGCAATACGCTGTCATCGCATCGAAGCCCAGCCACGGTCCGCGATACAACTCGGGCACGGTCTCCAAGTCCAGGCCACGCGCAACGGCCTTGAACGCGTCATAATCGAGATATCGCCCGGTCCGCGTGTCGAGCGCATCGAACAGGATTAGCTTCGCTCCGGTTGGGTGGCCGTACTTGAGATCCTGAACCTGGCCATAGACCTCACCGTAAACGGCAATGCCGGGAACCTTCGCGAGCCGTTCCTCTAGGCCGATTTCGATCGCGACTTTCCACCACATGTTGCGCTCGTCGAACTTCTTGATCTGGTGATGCGAGCCAACCCACAGGCGACCGTCCTGGTAGACGAATCGCGCGTTCGCGCCGTGGATCTTCTCGGTCAAGACGACCTCTTCGCCGTCTTGGAGAACGTCGCGACGACGGCGCAGACCTTCGATGTCCGTAAACACAGGTAGGAATCCGGGATCAGCTTCGTTCTCCGTGTTTGTCACGAGCGACGGCATGGCCGGTTCCCACTTCTCGATACCAAGCTCAGCCTGGACGTTCTGCCCCTCGACCCATGACGGGTCGGCATTGGTGAGCATGCCCATCGAGAAAATCCCGCGTAGCTTCTTGGCCTTGATTCGACGGTGGCCTTCCAGAAATGCCCATTCGGGCCGGTCGGGCACAATAGAGTCAATCGGGACGTGGACGGCTAATCCGCCTTCTTCGTATTCGCCAGTGCGGAAAATGACCGGGTACCCGTTGACCTCGGCAATCGAAAGCGTATCGGCATTGGGGTGCTTCTGGACGTTGCGGACGCGTGTGACCTCGACGTGGAATTCGCTCATTTTCTCTAACCTCCTTGTGGGTGAACCGAGAATCGAACTCGGAACCGGCGAGTTAAAGGCCCGCTGCTCTGCCAATTGAGCTATTCACCCAGACGCGCACCCGAGGAACCAACTCTCATGCGCGCTGCCTGATCGTCGTCTCAGGCGGGCCGTTGCGGGGAAGTCCCGCTACGACTTCAGTTCAAACCACTGGCTGAGCAAGTATGCGCAGCCAGAAATCTTGTGTTCATGCTTCGGAGCAAACGAGCACAAGCAGGCGGCGATGTGGCGGGCAGCTTTCGCCTCGTCGACTCCTTCCCGCGCAACAAGGCACCTCGAATCGGCCCCATTGAAGAACCACTGCGACATGAAGTCGCAATACGGCTTTGCCTCGTTGATTTTGCGCCTAAACGGCTCTGGGATGTCTTCCCATTTCGGCAGAAGCTCCATCGCTTTTCCGCCAAATGCCAAGTCTAGCTGGTCAACTTCAACTGGTGAGTGAGTCACGTGGTTGTCCTTTCGTGTGGATTGCGAAAAGTCGCCAACGCCGCCTTGGTTTCTGTTCCAGACCTGGATGGATTCGGGAGAGAAATGGTTCGGCGGCATTGGCAGTCGGGGCGGCGGGAGTCGAACCCGCAACATGCGGCTTATAAAGCCGGTGCTCTACCATTGCGCTACGCCCCGAGAACGTCGGCAGCGGTGACAACCGACGTCTGCCCCGAACCCTCGGGGCCACGGATTGCCGCGAATTGCGGCGGGAGGCTAGCTAGGCGAACGGGAAGTCATCGTCGGGTGCTGCGGGCGGCGGTGTGGGCTCGCTTGCCGGCGGGGTAGCTTGCGTGCGCTCGGCTTTCTTTCCTTCCACTTCCTTGATGTTCTTCACGCTGCTTTTCATGCGAGCGGCGAACTGGCGCAGCTCGTTCATGTCCATGGGATCGGCCAGCTTGATTCCCGAGTATCCGGCGTTAACCCACGCGACCTTGGCCTGCATCTTCCCTTGCCACTCGCTGTGCTCGATTGTGATGCGGACTTCGTTGTCGAGCTGTTGCGCGGGCAAGCTCGCCAGGTCGTCGCCCTTGAAACCGCAATAGCGCAGCGACTCGACAGTGCGTTCCCAGGTCTTCGCGGTGAAGAACCCGAACCACACGATTCGGCGGCCCTGCGCTCGATCTGCGTCGACGTCTTGACCCGTCAAGGCTCACGGTCGCGTCCCCTTCTCGCCGTCGCGGTAGCGGGCGACGAGTTCGATCGCCTCGGTTCGGATTCGGCTAGCCGTTGCCTTTTCAGACGCCCCCAGTGACTCCCGCAACTCGGTCATCCACCCGCACAGGTTGTCCAGCATGCTCAGCAGCTCGCCCACGTCGCGCGCGGGTTGCTCGGACTGCGCAAGCGCAAAGTCGCTGGCCAGCTTCTCGGCGATGTGGTGAGCCGGCTTCACGCAGTCGTTGGTTTTGCAGTATCGGCACTCCCTCGGCGGAACGTTGATCCCGCGCGGTGTATTGCATGGGCAACCGTCGTCGCAGAGCATGTGCTCAAGCAGCAGCGTCTTTCCGCACCCGTTGCACTTCTTCGCGGTCTGCGTCTCACCCTCGGGATGGGACAACTCGCGCGCCCCCTCTTCATCAACACGGCATTCGCTCGCCAGAGCGAGCATCACCCGCGAGGCACCCTCGAACGCTGATCGCCTTCCCTCCAGGTTGCCGGTGATGCGTTCGCGATCTGCCCGCTTCACCGCCTCGTCGCGCTCTGCCTTCGCGCGGTCCAATTCTGAAATTAGACCAGCTTCGCAGCTCTCGCACTGAGCGCGAAGCTGTGCCTCAAGTTCCGCGATGCGGGCTCGCAGATTCCCGACCCCTTCGTTGTTTTCGCTCACCGTTGGCATGTCATGCCGCCTTTCTTCCAAGTAGCCGCTGAGTCCTCTCGATCATCTCGTCTTGCCACTGGCGCCGACGGGCGTTGTCCCAGCCCTCGCAGAACCCGCGTCGCAAGTGCCACTGGTCGTGGTGCTGCCTGCACAGCGGGATCGCTGTGATGTCCGGCGCCTTCTTTCCCTTTGCGTGCTCTCCAGCGTGGTGCGGGTCTCGCTTGCGGCTGTAGCAGGGCTGGATCAAGCACGGCAGCTTTCGAACCTGGGCCAGGTATTCCAGATCCCGATCCACGTCGTCACCGCGCCGCGGCCGCAGTCGTCGTGGGTTGATCCGCGTCTTCCGACGCATGGGTGTGCGTCTTCGCAATGGAGAGCGGCGTAGCATCAGGCCTTCCCCCGCGGAGAAAACCTAACGGGATTGGATGAGCGCTTCGGCCACCACCATTCCTTTCCTTGCTGACGCGCCGAAATCCACAAGTGTGCACCTCGATCAACAGGAACCCGAAACCCTGGTTGACCTCCGAAGGTTTCGACCGCGGCGACCACCAGGTGTCGAACTCCCAGGCATCCGAAGGGAACTGCCACCATGTCTCCAACCTGGGGCGATCGGGACGGCATCAAGATCTCTCCTCTGCTTCGTATCTCGCCGCCATCCCGGCGACTTCGCGAAGCCTTGCGATCGCCCCGTTTCTCTCAGCGCGGGCAACGGCCAGATCCCCCTGGATCTTGGCCAGCGCACCCCTCTGCTCCTCGCACACGCGCGCCAGGTGTCCCGGGTCGTACGCTTCTGCCGCGAGTTCCAGTTCCGTGAGCGGATCGGGCGGCTCAGCCTCCGTGCTGTAGACCAGCACGCCAAGCCCAGTGTGGAGGGCGTGCATCCACTCGCTGCGCATTCCTGGGCTCGGCTCGCGTGTTCCTACGGATACCAACTTTCCGCAGAGCCCGATCTCCCGCTTGCAAGCTTCGATGGCCGCGGGCTCGTCATCCGCGAATGTCCCCGACTCTGCCCAGTCGATCCATGGCGCGCAGATGATCCACTCGGGGTGCTTCCGCTCCAGGTACGCGACCCACCGTTTCGCCCTGGCCAGATTCGCGGGGTTCTGCCCGTAGGGGTGGCTCACCCAAACAACCTCACGGAGGGTCACGCGCGCACCTCGCGTGGCGAGCGATCGAGCGGCATGACAACTGCCACCAGATCGTCGCCGTCGTACCCAGCAATCCCAGCCCAAGGGCCTCCCGATTCGCTGTGTTTCACAACAAGGCCGTCCAGAAGCTGTCCCAAGCGATCCTGGACGCAAACGACGACATCGCCGGCCACGTAGACCCGCTGGCCGATGTCCTCGTCGATGATGTCGAGAGAAATGTCGTCGGGGGTGTTTCCTGACCGATACGGAATTCGACGGCTCACGTCCTCAATCAAAATGACTTCGTCAGCGTTCCTGACCAACAACTCGCGGATGCGATAGGGATCTCGAACGGCTGTTGTGAACCCCATTTCTCCACAACTCGGGTCGACGAGAACCATTGCGTGGGGACCTATCAGCCAGCGCGGGCTTTGGCCCAACCACTCCCATCCGTCTTCGCCTGTGCAGCAGTCGATCAAGAACTCGCGTGTGAGGATTCGTCCAGCCATCTGTCGAGGTCCTTTCGTCCGTCGTGACCAGGGCGCCGCCAACGATGTGCAGTCGTCGGCTGCGCCGTTGCGCTTACTCGGGCGTGCCCACCAGCAGCGGGAGGCCCGTTTCCTTCTTCACCAGGTCGCAAGACTCTTTGATCGCGGCGTCCAGCGTCTCCTCGTATCGGTGAAGCTCCATGATCCAAACCAGCGCGCCCTCGCGCTTGCGGTAGCGCAGGCAAACCACCATCTGGTAGCGGTCCTCTCCGCGGAAAACCGGGATCGCGATCAAGAACGCGCTCGGGATCTTGAGTTCTTCTCCGTTTTCTCCGACATGGGTCTCGCTGAAGCGGATCTGCTTCTCTCCAGACTTCAGATTCACGATGTTCGCAACCTTCGCCTCGACGGTGATGGACAACCCGCGCGACAGCTCCATCAACTTCGAAGGTGTGGCGAACGTGAGCCCGCTCATGTTGGCGAACATCGCGGCCGACGGAAGCGCCTGCGCCGGGTCGATCGTCTCGACGATGTGAGACTCAATGAACTCCGCGAACGCGGCCTGGGTCATCTCCTTTTTGTTGAGACCCGTCCATTCTCTCCACTCCGTGGACAAGGGAAACGCGTACTTCGATCGGTGCTCACCGTGTCGCGCTTCGCTGTCGTGGCCTGCGCGGTGATAGTCGAGCACGGCCGTGATTGACGGTTGCGCGCGATCGGTGTTGGCAAACACAACCGAATCGGCATCCTTGAATCGATTCGTGTGCTCGATCAGCGAGGCCAGATCTCCCATCGTCGCCGTGCCCTTGCGTCGCTCGATTGGGGATCGGTACTCGTCGAGATACTTCTTCACACTTTCCAGCTTCACCGAAGAGCGTCCCTCTTCGTCCACAGTCGGCATTAGCGCGATCTGGCGCGGCTTCCCGTTTGCGTCTTCGACGGTGACGAACTTCGGCTCGAACGCCGCACGTCGGGCAAGCTCTGCCAATTCCATCGGGCTGACTGTCGTCTTCTCTTCGCTCATTACGGCACGCTCCTCATGTTGGTTACGGTTCCTCCGAGGCCATCGCGCATCGGCAAATCAGGCTGGCGGGGGTTGTGGTCGATGATCTCGGCCGTCTTCGGGTTGAGCCATCGACGCGTGATCTCGTTCGGGATCTTGGGTGCCTTGTGGCTCGTGTCCGCCTTGATGGAGACCTCGCCCGCGGCGGTAACGGAGATCAGCAGCTTGACGGTGATCGTCCCGCTGGCGCTGCCCGTGTTTCCCTTGGAGAGAGCGCACTCCTGCGTCTGCTTCAGCAGGGTAGTCAGTTCCTCGTCGAGTCGGGCGACAACAGATCCGTATCCCAGACTGGCCAGTAGATCGTGAAAGTGTTTCGGTTCCTGTTTCTCGGTTCCCATGTCTGTCCTTTCGTCTTGCTCACACGCTCATTGCTGCGAACTTGCGTTTCAGCGCCTGCAGAGTTCGGCGCATCTCTTCCGCTTGCTCCGGGGTGATCGGCGTGAATGGCTTCTCCAGCTTCTTCTCCTCACGAACGGGCAGCGCCTTCGCGTGCGCCCTGATGGCCGCTGGACTCGGGCAAAAGCGCTCCTCTTGAATCGCCTTCTCGAAAGCCCCACGCATGCGGTCAGGCCCAAGCGGGCGCAACACGCGCCAGTAGGCGTCGAATCCATGCTTGTCGAACGTCCGGCCGTATGCGGCGGATAGCTCGGCAAAGCACTCGCGGAACACGGTGAGGGTCGGAGACTCTTTCGGTCTGTCTTCCATTCGTGGCTCCTAAAAGTCGGGGGTGTAGTCGGCTGGGATGCCTCCGCGGACGCGCGGCAGTGGGCTCGCCCTGGCCGCACCGAGGCCGTTGTAGGACCGGCAAAACTTGAGGACCGTCCACGGGGACATCCCGTCGTCCGCGACGAACAGCGCGAGCCGGCGCTCAATCTCCTCGGTCTGGTCTTTTCCGCTGCTCTGCAGGCTGCGCAGCAGCTCTCCCGCGTCGCGGTCGCAAAATGAGCCCGGGTGATACGGGCCCCGCTCCGGCCGCGCGCGCTCCATCGCGACCTTCAGGCAGTGAATCAGGTTGTGGGCCGTGGTCGGGCGAACCTTGGCCGGCTGATCGCTGGTGGCCGTCGCCGTCTCCGTGGGCTCCTGCTCCGGTGTACTGGCACCAGGGATCGCGCGAGATGGGGGATCTTGTTCCTGATCCTGTTCCTGATCCTGGCTTCGGAGGGGCTTCGCAGGGCCTTCTGAGGGCCTTCGGTTCGCGAGTTCTTCCGGAAGGTGAAACGGCTCCCTGTAGATCTCGACAAAGTCCCAGAAAAACCGGGACTTCCTGTATTCCTGAAGGGCCGAGATCACGCCCTTGATCTGGTTGTCCCCTGGCTTCAACTCCTCGGCGATCTGCTCGAACGCCATGTGAGGGACGAAGACGATCTCTTCATCGGCGTCGTAGTGGGCGAAACCCACTTCGGAGAGGGTTCGAAGGGCCTCCGAAGCCCCTTCGATGGTCAGGCCGGCCACCTCGTGAGCGATCAGGGCAAGCGGCAGGTAGTAGAGCCCGATCATGTTCGAGGAGCCGCAGCTCATCAGGTAGGCGCCCAGCAGCTGTGCCTGGGGCCCCGCCTTGCGCAGCTTCTTCCCCGTCTCTCCGGTCCAGTACCGGGATCGAATCTTTGCGTAGTCGCGAGCCACCTATGCCGCCTTCCTGCCGTCGCTGTCGACCCGCACCAGGTGGCAGCCACGGCGCGCTACCGTGGACATGGCCTTGTCGATCGTCTCGCTCGGTACGCGCCAGTGCCTTCTCCCGCTCGCCCTCTTTGGCTTGGCCAGGCCGAATGCCTCAAGGTGGTTTCGGACCACGTCCCACGTCGTTCCCATGCGCCTCGCCGCGCTCGCGATCGTCTCTGTCTGCATCCACGTGGCGACAGCGGCGTCGACGTCGTCAGGGTCTACGAAAAATGATCCCGGGCGCTTTTTGCTCGGCCGCCTGATCCCCGCGTGTATTCCGACGCCAGCGAACTTCAGGATCTCTCTCAGCTGCCCGCACGCGAATCCGGTGCGCTCCGCCGCGTGGGACAGCCTCTCGTATCCCTGTGGGCACCCGAGGCCAAGCCCGAGCTTCTGCGCGCGCCAGTAGCACGTGATCTGGGTGCGCTTCATCGCGCGAGCTACCGCCTTGAGCGGCGCGCCCCAAAGCATTCGCAGCTTCTCGTCGTCGGCCGTCGTCCATCGGCGCCGCACGTCGAGCCCCAGGCGGCGCATGCGGTGAAACGTGGCGCACGTTGTCCGGCCGATCTTCGCAGCGATCGCCTTCGCCGAAACTCGGCCGGCCTCAGCGCGGATCACGTCGTCCTCTTCGGCTGTCCATGGTCGCGATTTCGCGCCGGTCACGTGCGCACTTCTCCTCGCGCCCGCTCAAGCAGGCGCGCCGCTGTTTCCCTAAGCCCTGCGCTTCCCTCGACCCTCTTGATCGCGTGTCTCACCGTCGAGTGGCCGATCACCGACCCGATCTCCGCAAGGCTCAGGGACGTCTGCTGGCGCAGAATCCAGCAGACTACGTGCCTGGCATCGGATCGCTGCTGCACACCGCGCCCTCGGTTTGTGATCCAGCGAGGCGATCTGTCGTAGTGGTCCGCAACGACAGATAGGGCCGCTGTGATTCTCTCGGACCACTTGACGTAGGCACGAGCCAGTGCAGCCGCCCAGTCGTTTCTGGTCACTTGCTCGCCCCCATCTCGGCGGCGCGTGCCGGGTGCACCGACGTGATCTGCAGCGTGCGACCCGTTGGCCAGTTCTTCTCTTCGTCGTCCACGTGTTTGGCGAGAGCGGCCGGCCCGAAGACCACCGAAACGGACGAGCGATCCGCCGTGCTGAACGTGACCCGAAACGCGCTCACGACGCCCGCTCCAGCGTCTCGGTAACGGTCCGCTTGAACACGGCCCAGCGCCCGACGTCGTCGGCGGGCCTCTCTGCGTTCAAACGCTCGACCTTCTCTCTCACGACGTCGAGGTCTGAATTCCAACAGTTGAGCCTGTCGATAACGTCACCGTCGCCGCTGACATACACGGGTGCGAATGAGATCGCGGGTGGGCGCGAAATGATCACGGTGTGCTCCTAGTTCTTGAGGTTGTTGGGCCGCCGATCGATCGATGTCGTCTGCATCTCTCCGGGAGGGCACGGGTACCACCAGGTGGTGATGGATGCGCGGCGCGGGCGACGAATGCGAGACGCAACCCAGGACACCAGTCCGGCCAGCAGCGTCCCGATAGCGCGCAGTGCCTCGTAGGCGAGCGCGAAGGCAATGGCCAACACGAGCAGCGCAAGGCCCGTGATGACGATCGGGTGGATCATCGCTGTCCCTCCGGGTGATGGGTGCCGCCGCACAGGTTGTGGATCAGCAGCTCCGTGCAGGCGCCGCGGCTAGCAGTGCTCGCAGCGACCGAGCGCTTCCCGATCACCTCGTCGATCTGAAAACCGGCGTACAGCTCGCGCACAGCGGTGGCATTGGACTGGGACACGAGAACGTGGGCCCCGTTGTCGGCCGCCTGCCGGATCATCGCCGCAAGATCTCGCTGGTCGTCCATTGTGAATCCGCTGCGCGTGTAGGCCGTAAAATTGGCCGTCGCGCTGGTGGGCACGTACGGCGGATCGGCGTAGATGAAAGTGCGCGAGCTTGTTCCGCTAGGGAGAAATGACTTGCGGAAGTCGAGATTCCCAACGGTCACGCGGCATCGGTTTATCGCTTCCGAACACGCGCAGATCGCCTCTGCGTTGACGATGCTCTTCCGCTTCCTGCTCGCGTCCATCGGGGCGTTGAACTCACCGTTGCCATTCACGCGCCACAACCCGTTGAAGCTCGTGTGATTGAGGTAGATCACCCAGGCCGCGCACTTCGCCAGGTCCCACGGGTCGGGCGGATTCGATCGGACGACCCTGTAGTAGCGGGCGCTGTGCTTCTTCGCGTGCTCGCCCAACTGGCAGATCACGGCGCCCAGGTGGTGGGCAATTCCACTGTACGCCCCAATCAGGTGTGGGTTCGCATCTGTTAGGACCGCGTGCTTTCCGACCAGCCGATCGGCCAAGGCGAAGAACAGCGACCCGGCGCCCACGAACGGCTCGATGTACACATCGAAGTCGGCGGGCACCCTGGCCAACAGCTCGGGCAGCAGCCGGGTCTTTCCGCCGCTCCAGCGGAGGAATGGACGCGCGCTCACCGGCATTCCTCCGCCGTCCAGTCGAACTCCGTTTCCAGGGCATCGTCGTCGAAGTCGTTGCTGTACAGCTCTCCGCCGTCACCGCACCGGCACGGCATCGCATCGCAGACGCCGCCGGCCATGCTCCCGGCGCACGGGTTGCCCCAGCACGTCGGGCAGCAAGAGCAGCCCTTCGCGCACTCGTCCAGGTACCGATTGTAAGAAGCTGACCCGATCCGCTCGAACAGGGCGCGGGACTTTTCGCGCCTGACGCTGGCGCGAAGAATGGTTTCCTTGCGATACCGGCACAGCTTTGTGCCGACGACGCGAAGCACCTTGCGGGCGACTCGCAGTCTCATGCGGCCTCCCGAAGTCCGAAGGACGCTGGCCGCTGCATGACCACGGCCTTGATCAGTTCCTTGACCGTGTTCACCGGGCAGGCGTTTCCGATCATCTTCACGGCCGCACGCTGGGTGAGCGGCTTGCCGTCGGCCGATTCCAGTCGGTACCACTCAGGAAACCCCATTGCCCTGGCAAGCTCGCGCGGGCTGAGCATGCGCATGCCGATGTCTGTGATCACGTAGTTGCTGCCGTCGATTTCGACAGCGACCAGGCCGTGGTGGTCAACGGTTGCAACGGTTCGCATCGGATCTCGAACGTCCTGGCCGGGCCCGCCGTTGCCGTAATAGCTGGTGATGAATGCGGCGACCTGGCGCGCGCCCGACGTGTCAGCTTCGGAGACCGCCGCCTCAACCACGCTATGGTGGTCGACAGCCGTCACCGTTGGCATCGGATCGCGCAGCTCGCGTCCGACCACGCCGCCAAAGTGGCGGGCCAAGAAAGCGCAGGCGAGAGAGTGCTTCACGCCACCGGCTACAACGGTGCCCAACGGCTGGTGCAGGTCGAGCACACGCGGCGCCTGCCCCTTACGCTCGCCGTAGCTCGTTTGAATCAGAGCTGGCGCGACAACTCCAAGGCCACTCGACGTTGTGATCGTTCGAGCTGGCTCGCCTGGGTCGTAGACGTAGCGGCCCCGCCCTGTGCTGCCTGCATATGCCGTGTTCACGAGAAACGGCTTCCCCTGCAGCACGTACCGAACGACTCCGGCGGCGATCCGGCGAAGCGTGGCGTCTGCCAGCGGGCGCTTGCGTCCGAAGATCGACGGGCACGGGATCGACCAGTCGATGCACTCGGCCGCCGGCCGCCACGACGGCAGCGCGGGATCGAACAGCCCGACGGGCTTGCGCGAATCTCGATGCGTCGGCGCCGGCCAAACGATCGGGCGCCCGTCGCGGACGGCTTGCAGGAAGAAGCGGCGCCGGGTGGTGGGATCGCCGTAGTCTGCGGCGCACAGGATCCGCCACTCGACCCGATACCCAAGGCCTTCCAGATCGCGCACGAAGGCGCGGAAGTCCTCGCCCTTGCGCTCGCGAATCGGCTGGCCGGCGGCGTCGAGCGGGCCCCAGTCGGCGAACTCGGGAACGTTCTCGAGCAGAAGCACATCCACCTGGGCAACGCGAAGCCAGCGGTCCACGACCTCCCAGGCGTGCGAGCGCTGCTGGTCCTCGCGAGGCTTGCCGCCGCGGGCGCGGCTGTGGTGCACGCACGAAGGCGAGGCCCACAGCAGGTCGATTCGGCGTAGGCCGTAGGTCTGCGCGCTGACCTGGGTGACGTCCTCCTGGTGCACGGATACCCAGGGCAGATTCAGGCCGTGCGTGGCCACAGCCAGATCCCAATGGTTGATCGCGTGGGCCGTGATCTCGTGCGTGCGCGCGCCAAGCTCTTCGAGGGCCAGGTGCTTTCCAACGCTCTCACCGCCACCGCCGCAAAATAGGCTGACCGTGGTGGGAGCGCTCACGGCTGGGCCTCACCGCTTGCCGTTGCGATCGCGAGGTCGTACGCCTCAAGCCGAATGTCCATAGGAACATCGCGCGGGCGAGGAAGTCCTCCGCGAGTGACCTCGTACAATGCCCTGGAAAGAATCGTAGACGCCGTCTCGTAGGTGTCCCAGTCGGTGTCAGGCAGAGCGCGGAAGTAGGCGGGCGTGCTCATGATTGAGCCTCCGCAGAGGGTTTCCGCGATTCCCACTCGGCCTCATCGAATGGGAACCAGTACCGCCAGCGGCGCTTTCCCGTGTACCCGCATTCGTGGCAACCGATGCCCCGATCTGGACCCGACGTGCACTCGGGAACCTCGGTGCATCCTGAGCAGGCGTCGGTCCACTGCGCGTGGTAGCCCTCGACGCCTTCGAGCACGTAGACGCGGCGGCGAACGCCTTCGTAGTCCTTGCGGTAGCGAAATCTTCCCAGATGCCCGCCCGACGCTGGAGGACGCCGGGCGGGCGGTACAACTCGCTCCCGCCTACTTGGTTGCGGGCGCATGCGGGGGCATGCGGCTGCCGAAATCATCGGGAGGCCTCCGCGGTGGCGGCCTTGGTCGCGCATTTCTCAAGCGCGAGTTTTGTCTTGTACCTATCAAGCTGCCGTCGACCCTCCGCAATGTTGGCCAGCGGGTCAGCATCGGGCGCGGGCAAGACCGGGTTGACCTCATCGCCATCCGGGCGTGGGGTGAACAGGCTGCGCACGGCAGACGACGGGATGATGATGGGCGCGGAATCGTCCGAACCGGCCAGCGGGTGATTGTCGGTTTTCACGACCGCTCTCCATCCGCAGATAGCCCGACGTGACCGCGGCAACCCGTCTTCCAGTCCCAGGCGTCACAGGGCTTGCCGATGGGCAGCTGCTCGCGGCCGGCCGCCAGCTGATCCAGGAAGGCGTCCCGAATCTCAGTCGCCGTGTTCAGGGCTCGGCCGCCGAACCTGATCCCGCGAAATGTCTGGACGAGTTTGCGGTTGTTCCAGTGGAGAACCCCGCGAACGTCGATCGAAACGCACATCGAAGTCGCGCCAGCCCTCACGACCGCGACCCTTCTTCAGCGAGGACAACGCCGTGGTGGTTCAGGGCCTTCGCGAGTTCGGCCGCTCGGCGCATGTTCCCGGCGCCGTTGCCCACCTCGAGCGCGACGGCACCGCGGAACATCAGGGCGCCCTTGCCGGGCTCGCGTGTCTTGGCCTCGGTGGTCCAGTTCTCGACGTCGTCACCCTGGGCATTGACCACAAATTCGAGCGCATCACACGCGGCGTCCGCTCCGGGCCCGCATGCTGTGGCACCACAGCCGAGACACAGGCCGTCTTCGTCCACATCGACGCGCGGGCCACACTCGGGGCACCACGTGCGTGCGTTCGAATCTCGCCTGGGCCAGCGGCACTCGGCGAAGTAGCGCAGCACCGAGAAGCCACCGGCCGGCGCAACCAGCACCGTCCCTTCCTCGGGATTGACGTCGAGCACCTGCACCCGCTCGTAGACCCGCTCGTAGTCGCCTGCGCCCTCGGGCAGGCCGCCGTAGCCGAATCGCCGGCCCGGCTTTTCGAGTATCCACTCAGGGTCAACCGGGAGGGCCAGGGCCTCCAGGTGGTCGCCTGGGACCGGGATGGGCCAGAGGTGGCCCGGGGTGGGGGCGGGACTGTTTGCTTCCGAAGTCGCATCCTGATTGCACACGTTGCCCATCACGCAGCCTCCTTTGCTTTGAGTTCGCCGCCGTTTCGGCGCGCGCAGGTGCGAGAGTTGTGCCCGCGCTTTCCGCATGTGCCGCACGTCTTCCCGGGCACGTGCTGGATTCCGGTGACCTTCGACCACCACTCACCGGAGCACGCTTTGTAGATGCACTCCTTGGTCACCCCAAGGCTCGCGGCGATCTCCTTGACCGGATCGCCCGCCTGTCTGCGGCGGATGGCATCGAGCACCTGGGAATTGGTCAGCTTCGCCGTTGGCGAGTTCTCACCAAACGGAACGTGGCCAGCCCGCAAGGCGTCGTCTGAGTTGTCCTGAAACGTGCCTGGCGCCAGGTGCGCGGGATTGCAGCACGGCGGGTTGTTGCAGAGGAGATGCCGGATTACAAGATCGTCAGCAACAGGACCGTTGGTGATCTCCCATGCGAACCGATGCGCGGGATATGGGCGCAGACGGTTACCAATGCGAACGCTGTGCCTCCCATAACCGTCACCATCGCAATGCCCGCGGTATGGCCAGCACCCGTTCTCGTCCGATCGGTCAACGAGCGCCCAAAACTCTGCAACGCGCTGTTCGAATGTCTTAGGTGCAGGTCCACCGGGACCGCGGCGAGCAGCGAAAAACTTTTCTCGCGCCGTCTCGCTCTTGCTCTTGCGCACGTCCGAATTGGACATGCGCAAACCTTAGACCTAGTGCAAACCGGTTGGCAACTAAAATCGCACTCGGTGCAGAACGGTTTGCACTGGCTACTTGCCGATCTTGATCTTTGGCCAGTTGTCCTTCACGGCTGGAAAGCGCGGGGCGCCATTGTCCGTGTTCCCCAAAGCCTCTCCGATGCGCTTAGCGACGGTTTCACGGATGGCTTTCTTTCCCTTGTGGGCGTCGCGAAGAAACGTCGCCGTCAGGCCAATGTGTTCCCCGAACTTGTTGACCGATGGGAACCCGGCGGCCCGGACTGCAATGGAAAGAGGGTCGTTTGCTTTGGCTTCAGAAAGGCTTGCACGGTGGGCATCATCCATGCCTGACACATTTTCATGTTGCGCACCGGTTGGCAACCGAATAGCGTCGTTAGACGATGAGCCCCCGAACTCCGCAATCATCGCCTCGACCTTTTGAAGATGGGCGCGCAAATCGGCCGCCTTGCGCTGAAGCACTGCGAGGAGTTCAGGATCGTAGAAGCCCATCGGGGGAGTCTAGTTCCCACCAGGTTTCCAATCAAGTTAGCGTAACCATTGCGCAACTGCTGCGTCCGGTGCGCCTGAGAGGGGTGGCATCAACATGATCGAGGAAGCCATTCGCGCCGCAGTCGTCGCCGCCATAGCCCCTCTGACCGAAGAGATTCGCCAGCTGCGCAGCGAGGTTGAGGCGCTAAGAACCGCAGTGCCACCGAGTCTGGTGAATATCGAGCAAGCCGCCGCCAAGCTAGGCGTGTCGACTCAGACGGTCTGGCGCTGGTGCAAACGCGGAGAGATCAAGTCGACACGCGTCGGTCATCGGTGGATGATCGACCTGGCCAATCTGCGGGCGCGCGACGCTGATGATGTTGCGGCGGCGGCGCGCGTCGCGCGAAGCATCTAGTTGCTACCGAGGCACCGCGGCCCGACGGCAGTCATCCGATCCAGACTCGTCCTTGGCCTCCGCACGGAGGTATGGTGAATCCATGGCTCGCAAGAAACGCAAGCGCCCATCTGGCCAAGGATGCGTGTGGCAACGCGGCCCGGGGAATTTCTGGATCCGCTGGCGCGAGAAAGGCCGCCTTCGTTCACGCGGCGGTTACGCGACGTTCGACGAGGCCGAGAAGATCCTCGCCGTAATCACCGCCAACGTGCGCGCCGAGCGCGACGGCATGCCAACCGATCCCAGGTTGGCCCCCACGCTATCCGAGTTGGGCAAGGACTGGCTTAAGCGCCGGGACCAGACACACCGGAGCTCGGCAGATGATCGCAGCAGATGGAAACGCCACGTGGAGCCATTCTTCGGCAAATGCAAACCGGGAGAGGTGGACGCCGCCCTCATCCGGAAATTCACCGAGGAGAAACTGTCCGGAAAACTGTCGCCGACGACGGTTGGGCACTGCGTGCGACTTTTGTCGACGATGTTTGCGGACATCGTAGAGCGCGGCTACGCCTCGGCGAACCCGGTCTCTTCCCTGCCCCGCACCACACGACGACTGTACCGCAGCGCCCACGATCCAAAGGACACGCCGTTTCTGGAGAGAGCCGAGGACATTCGGCGCGTGTACTTGGCCTTGGCTGAGCCATTCAATGTGATGTTCGCCGTGGGTGCCCTGGCGGGCTTGCGGACGGGTGAAGTGCTGGGCCTATCGTGGACCGACGTCGACCTGGAAGGGCGCCGCATCCACGTTCGGCAGCAGGTGCAGGACGGGGAGTTGTGCGGGCTGAAGGATGAGGATCCCAGGATTGTCCCCCTTCAGGCTGCACTGTCACCCATCCTGGCAGCGTGGCGACTCAAGACCGGGGGAACGGGACAGCTATTCAGGCCGACGTGCGCCAAACGGGGAGGTCGCCCAGATCTTGGTGCCAAGCCTGTATTCATTCGGCCACACACGCTGCATCGGCACTTAGAGAAGGCCCTGGACAAGTGCAAGCTTCCGGACATCACCTGGTACCAGGCCACGCGGCACACATTCGCGAGCCAGTGGGTAATGGGCGGGAACAGTATCGAGGTTCTGTCCAAGATCATGGGACACGCCAGCGTGACAACGACGGAACAATACGCGCACCTGCGGCCTGACCTATTTCGAGAGTCAGCGTACGAGGCGGTTAAGGTAGATCTTTCCCCCGCGAAGGGGGACGTGGTATCCATCGATTCCGCTTCCGGTACAGATGATCACACCGTGATCACCGACGCCGAAAGCGACTCAGAGAAAAGAACCGTAAGAAGTTAAAATCACACAGTTTCGCGCGAGTAGCTCAGTTGGTAGAGCATCGGCTTCCCAAGCCTCGCGTACTTGCAGACTGATGTTTAGCGGGAACCAGCAGTAATAGTCATTTAGCTGAGTTATCCGAAGGATCGCAAATTAGTCCGCACCAGTTTGCTGCACAAAAGTGGTCCCAGTGATCACGCTGTGATCACACCTCACCGAGCGGAAGCAAATGCTGCTGGTCTGGTGCCACCTTGAACACTTGGCGAAAGCACGCGAACGCGGACGGTGACGCCGACTCGCTTGGATCTCTCCTCAACCTCGCGCGCGTACTTGACGGGCCACGTTCCAGGGATACGCAGGTCAGGGGCACCGTCGCACTTGATCCAGATTGCCGCCTTCCGCATGTCGATCACCGTACACCCGTCCTGTGACAAAATCGGGACAACCTGATCGCGGACAAACCTCGGTCATCCACGTGTAGCATCGAGCACATCGCACAGCTCCCGTCGTCTGCGGTGAGCGAGGCCACTCCGGTTGCGCCTGGGCACCTTCCTCGCGAGGGCGGCGGCTCCGATCGTCAGCGCCGCACCTGTTCATCCGTAATAGCCCGACGCGGGGATTGCGCAAGGGCTCGCGCAACTTTTCTTGCAGTTGGTCATTTTCGACCAACTGCTGGCCGTTTTCGACCACCCCGTGATTGTGGTCACCAGCCAACACGCCGGGGAACGCGCGCCGCAACTCCTCAAGAAACAAGTCCGAGGATTGTCCCATGTCCGTGGCATCTCTCGGCGCCCGGCGTTACTCTGCGACCATGATCCACAGAGCGCTGATCGCATTTCTTTTGCTTACAACTGGTTTGGCCTGCGGATCGGTGGGTCCGGACCGCGGGCACAGGACAGGTCCGGCTCCAGCGCCACCTTGGGTAACCAACAAGAGTGAGCCGGCAGAAGCAGAGAGAACAGCCCGCCGCGCTCCCGTGCCTGTTGTGATCTGGGCTCCTCCAGGAAAGACCGCCACAATCGATGACTCTGTGAGCGCTGGAAGCGTCATCGTGGGGTCGGGCGCGAGAGTCGAGGCGAGGTCTCTGGAAAAGGTGTCCGAACGAATAGTTGTGGCGAACAACGCCACCCTGATTGCGCCCAACCTAAGCGAGTGTGGAGAACTCGTCGTTGGTGCAGGTGCAGAGGTAGTGGCGCCAGGTTTGGCGCACGCCGAAAGTGTCGTGGTGGGATTCCAGGTCAACGTGGACAAGGATGGCCGATGCGTGGGCGGTTGGTATGGTGGCCGCTCGGATGCAGGCGTTTCGTCAGGGGACAAGAGCGCGAGGGTGGAAGCGCAATCTCTTGAGCGAGTGTCCGGCTCGGTCTTGATGGGAGACGGAGCGAAGATGGTGGCGCCGGCGTTGCGATCGTGTGGCTCGCGGGTTGGCGACGGAGCCAAGCTCGATGCGCCCTGTGCAACGACGTCTCGACCAGGGACCACGTGGTCGTCGACCAGAACGGAATTTAGCTACTGCTTCTGAGGTGGATTGAGTCCTACGTTGACGACTGGATCCTGGGTCGCGTAGCCCAATCCCAGGCCTAAAAAGTCGGGGGCGTCCTGTGACCCCGGCTCGTTCGACGGACCACCTTCTCTCCCCTAGCAGGGCTCTTTGATTGCGCCCGAACTCGCTTGCTGGCCGCCACCAGGTCGGCGTCCACCCTGCGCATCTCGGCCAGCACGATCTCAGGCGCGCCGCCCACCATCACCCGCGTGGACAGCGCCAGCGATAGCAGCGCCGTGTCCGTGACCCCGTTTCGTGTCGTCCGCATCTCCCCTGCCCTCCCATCGTGTGCTCAGCGGCGGCGCTTCGCGCTGGCGGTCCCCTTCTTCGCGCGCTGTCGCTTTGGTTTCCGATCGTGCGCATCGACCACGCTTTCGAGGGCCGCTTTCATTTTCGCGCCCAGATCGGGATCCAGAATTGCCCGTCGCGCGGTGGCCAGCTCGGCGGCGGGTGCCCTGCGCTTGCGCTTCGGCCCAGCCATCTCCGCGAATTCGATCAGCTTCCGCCCGATGGTTCGCGCCTCGCCCGGCGTGAGCACGCCTTTCGCCTCTCCTGTGCCCCATGGCGTTGGTAGCGACATCACAAGCGCGACGGTGTGCGGTTCCATGCCATCGTCGAGTGGGCCGGAGACGGTCACGCGGGCGCGGCGCTTGGTGGTGATGGTGATGCTCATGCTTGCCTCCTGCAGCCTCAGCGGATTCCGCAGAGTACGGCGATTCCGATGGTGGAGCTATTCGTGAGAGATGGGGCCGGTCCAGCTTTTTTTGACCGGCCCGGGTTTTGCCCTAGTCCATCGCGCAGTAGTAGTGACCGTGCACGCCGATGGCCTCCAGTGCGTGGTCAACCTGCGAGAACGACATCGCCGCCACAGCGGCGGCATTCTCCCTCAGGAAGTCGTAGATCTTGCGGGCCCGCTTGCCGGCGTAGATGATCCTCGGCTCGTTCGCGCTGTCTACCAGGTCGCACAGGCAAGCCCGCACGCCGTCACAGGTGATGCTCATCAAACCGTTGCTCTGGCCCACCCCCGCCAGTGGCACATCAATCCCGCGCAGCGTTTCGGCGTAGGCCTGGCCGCCCACCTTGGCTGCAACCTCGAACACGGCCGCGCGTATTGCCTCGACCGAGGCGCAGGAAAGCGTCAGGGCGACGATCGGGTCAGACGCGGCGGTAAGGGCATCGTCGTCGTAGCTGGTGACCGCGAACTCCTCGCAGCGCTTGCCGCGCTTGCCGGCGAACTCGATACGGGTCACGCGGATGCTGCTCATGTAGCGATGGGTGCGCCACACGGCAGACTCCATCGAACGGCCGATGTTCAGGGTGGGGAGTTCGTTGTTGTCGTTGGCTGTCGTCGTGTCCATGTGAACCATCATACTCATTCGGGTTTGTATGTCAACACCCAATCGAACAGGCGGTCTTCTCGCTGGAATCCTTGCGCCCTCGCAGGCGGGCGCGCATGCCCTCGGGCCCCAGGCCGCGCTTCGCGGCCCACCTGGCGGCTGCAATCAGGTTCGACACCTCGCGATCGTCATACAGCTCCACGTCGCCCATCACGAGCCAGCCAGCGGTCAAGGCCTGCGCGACTTGCTCAGGGGTGCGCGCGCACGGAGAACCCTTGATGTAGTGGCCGAGAGACCACGTCAGCGCACCGTCGGGCCACAGACGCACGGTCGAGCCTTGAGCTGTTTTGCGAACCGCGATCCATGAGGTCTCCATCGAGTGATCCTTTCGGGGCCCGGAGGGGCCCCGCCTGCTTGCTGGTTATCCCCGCAGACGCACGCCATCCAGAGCCAGCGCCAGCATCCTGTCGCGCAGATCGGTGGACACCGGGACTCGCAGGCCAAGGGCCGCCCCGTAGCTCTCCAGAATCTCCCGCTCGCGCTTGATGACCTCGTGCTCGGCGGTGAGGGCCGGGCAGTGCTCGGGGTTGCCCTTCCACCCGGCGGCGACGTTGGCGGCGTTGCACTCGCCGTAATAGGCGGCAACGGCGACATCGTCTTCGCAACGGTACAGACGCTCGGGACTGGCGATCGGCGCCCCGGTATCATCGCGGAAGTCGTAGCGCGCGAAGATCGGGGCCAGGCGCGCGTTGACCTCGGCGCGCACGGCCGTGGCAACAGTGCGAGCCGAAAGAAGAGCGTCGGCGAGCTTGCGACCATCGCGGCGCGCCCAGGCGGTGATCTGGCGGTCGTAGGAGGCGATTTCGGCTGGGGTGGCTTGCGTCGTGTTCATGAGGACCATCCTACTCGCCCGTGTTAGTATGTCAACCTGGAGTTAAAAGAAAGAGGCGGGCTTAGAAACGGAATCCGCTACTTGCCCGCGGGGCGCCCGATCGTCATGTGCGCTGCTGCAGACTCGATGATCGCGATCTGTCCCTTGGCCGCGAGCGCCTCAATCGCCGCGCGCCTGCGCCTGCCCCCGCCCCCAGGTGCGATCCGCAACGCCACCTCGTCGATCCCGTTCAAGCGCGCCATCACTGCCGCCTGGTCGATGGGCAGCTCGTCGCCCTTCTCGGCCTTCCAGCGCGCTGCAATGGCCGCTTTGGCGCGCGCCTTGCGCTGCTCGGGCGTCAGAGCGGCAGCTGATGCTTTGCCGCCTTTCTTGGCGCCGAGTCTGGCCAGAGCACGGGCGGCGCGTGAGACGGCTTTGCTTGTCATTCGAATGACATTCTAACACGGTTATGTGTGTTAGAGCGAAAAGAGCCCGTCACCCAAACATCGTCCGCTGTCGCGCCTGGCGCTTTGTCACCCTCTCCAGCTGCTCCTCGCGCGCGCTCCGCTCGGCTCTCGGGCGGTCCAGGTGGGCGTCGTGTTCGAGCACGGCGGCCCGCTGGGCAATCTCGTCGGCGCATGGGCACCCGTCTTTCGGGTGGCGCATGGGACACGGGTCAGGCACCTCGGCGCGGACCGTTGCGCAGTAGCGACCCCGCGCGGCCTTAGGCTTGCCGTACCAGGGGGCGTGTCGACTCCATCCCGTCACGCAGTCCTCCTCACTCGCGCAGCCCAGGCGCGCTTGCGTAGCAAATGGACGGCGATGCCCGCGGCGTCGGCCTCATCCTCGCGGAGGCGCACTTTGAATTGCCCCAGGGCCCACATGACCGCGGCCGGCTTGAGCTGGTCGCGCGTCCTCCCACCCAGGCGCCCGAGCACCCTGCTCTGCCACTCGGTGGCGCGGATGACCTCGGTCTGGGCCACCGGGCCGAACGCCTGCAGGAACTGGCCGCAGAGTGTGGCCAGGCGGATTGTGGTGTGGGGGTTCTTGCCGAGCCAGGGCATCTCAATGGCTACGGCATCCGGTGTCGTAAACTCGTTTCGTCGAAGGCGTTGCACCAGGTCTGCGATCGGCTCCCAGCTCGCGTCCTTGCCGCCCAGATCAAGCACGCCGTGGCTAAGTAGGTGCTCTGATCCGGGCGGTCCGTCAACAAGTGCCCACCCGCACTTGGTCGCGCAGTCGATGCCGAGGGCGATCACGGGCGGGCCGCCCCGAATCGGCAAATTGGCCTTTTCGTCAAACTGACCCGAACTGCTTGAGCGCTCATGCAGTGGACTCTCCGAATTCCATCGTCCGCTGCTCTTTCGCTGCGCGAAGGCGCCTGCACGCCGTCTCGAAAATCTCGGGCGACTTCTCCCATCCGATGAACCGCCGGCCGCGGCCGATCGCCGCTACCCCCGTGGTCCCGCTGCCCGCGAACGGGTCACAGATCAGCGCGCCGGGCGGCGCAAGCTCGACCAAGCGATCGAGCACCTCGTCGGGCTTCTGCGTTTGGTGGACGCGCGCCTCACCTTTTGGCGCGGCCCCCGGAAAAAACCCCGGAAGGCATGGCGCGTATTCGTCGCTATCCTGCCCGAGACGCGGCAGAGGGCCAACCGAGGCCCACGGGATGAACCCCATGCAGTTCCAAAGGCCGCCCGCCGTCGGGCGCGAGGCACCACCCGGCTTCACCCACGCGCCGACGCCGCGCCAGATCCATCCGGACCACTGGATCGCATCGGTAATCGCCGGCAACTGGCGCCAGTCGGAGAAGCACGCGAGGCGCCCGCCTGGGGCGGCCAGGCGGTGGCATTCCGCCAGCCACCACCACGCCCATGTGGTAAACGCGCGCTGGTCGCGATTGTCGCCGGTGAAGTTCGCGCAGGGGTTTTCGCTGCTCGTGTACTTCTCACCCGTGCTCTTCGCGCGGTCACCGCGAAACATCCCGCCCGACGAATACGGCGGATCGGTGATCGTCGCGTGAACGCTCCCGGATTCGAGCGAGCACAGGCCGTTGACGGGATCGAGACAGTCCCCGAGGCGCAGCTCCCAGCCGGGCCCAGTTTCCACGCGGACCACTATCGGCCTCCCCTCAGTGCATCCTCGGGTACATCCACGCGCAGCCGGTGCCCTCCCGCGCCCTCTCGGATCGCCTCCCACCATCGGGCGCCGTTGCGAAGGTATGACCGCACCAGCTCGATTCGATCGCCTGCGGCGCAGTCTCCGTGTGCACGAAGCACGGTCACGACGTTGCCGCGGTTCACTTGAAAACCCTTCCCTCGACGTCGTCGGAGATCACGCCATTGCGCAGCCACCCGTGGTAGTCGCCCACAATGTTGATCGACGGTTCGACCGTGATGTTCGGCGGGTCACCCGTGACCTTCCACCCGTCCTTGCATGGCTTGCCATTTCTCCAGAAGCAGCTGTCCACACAGAACGGGTACATGCTCGGGAGCATCACAACCAATGGCGGGCGGCGCGGCTTGTTGTGCTCCTCGTAATACGCAGTCAGATGCTGTAGCTCCCACTTCCAGATTGGGTCCTCGCTGTCGGCGAACCACATGTCACCGATCTGCAGGGCCTTTGCGGAGCGCTTGGCCGCGTATTCCTCGGCGGTCAGAAGACGGCACGGCCAACTCATGGAACTGGCCACCCTTTCCCCGTCGCCCGCGGAATCACCGACAGGTCCACGTAGAAGAAGCTCCCCACGGATGGCCGCAAGACATAGGCGAGGCGCCCGTGCGGCTTCTCCAAAGGCGCCCCCTCTTCCACCATCTGACACTCGCGTGCGAGCGCCTTGATCAATTCATCGGTGGCGATCGCTTCGTCAATCCACGGGACTGCCACCACGTCCAGGTCGCGTTCCATCGACCCGTGCATGGTCAGGGCGTATCCGCACTCGCGCGCGACCCTCGCCATGGCCGAGAAATAGCAAGCATAGAACGCCGGGATGAATCTGAAGCGCGGCTTCTGGTGATCCTTCATTCGACAGCTTGGATGCTGGATCGTAACGTCGCAGACGATGCCCTCGGGCGGCTTCGGATCCGGAGCATCTACAAACGGACTGTTGAACCGGGTATCCGCAGTCATCCGGCCTGCGTCTCCTCGATGAACCTGCGCTGGGCCACCCGCGCCTCCAGCTCGTACTTGTTGAATGCGTAGCCCGCGCGCCTGTTCTCGGCCGCATACCGGACGAGAAACACCAGCGCGTCCAGGGGCCACGGCGCGCGGATGCGCTCGACGTTCTTCGCGTGCACCGATTCGTGCACCAGCAGGTTGTCGGTCAGCTCGCCGCTCACCAGAAACACCGTGTGGCCCACGGTGAAGGCGTCGTGCTGGTCGGCCGTCGCCGGGCCCCACCACCAGCGCACCACGCGGGCCGCCCAGTTGGGCAGGCGCCACACGCGCAGGGTGGTCCCGTTGATCGTCGTCTTCATCAGAACTCTTTCCGCAGGCTCAGGCCCGCCGCTTTGGCTTCCGCGGTCGCCATCCCCCACGCCCCCGCCCACCAGTCGCCCAGCCGAACTTGAGCGCCCAGCCCGCCCACAGGGCGGCGCTCATCCAGTGTCACGCCCGCCAGAGCCTCCACCGCCCACCGCGGGCGCGGCGCGACTGGCGCATGCTCTGTCTCGCTGGCTTTTTCGACAGTCACCGTCGCCACCTCAGAGCGCTTCTCCTCGGCCCTTTCCTCTGCGTGCGTGGCCTGCACTTGCTCGCGCTCGACTACCGTCTCACCCTGGCGGTACACGATGCGCTCGCGCAACTGGGTTGACGTGTCGACGATGCGCTCGACGTGGCCCACGTAGGCCGCCACCCGGCTGCTGACCTCGCGGTCCACGGTGACGATTCGGTCTCGCGTTTGTGCCGGAGCCGTCCACCGCCCGGCCGCAAACGCCGCGACCAGGGCTACTAGTGCACCGGCTCCGATTAGCGCCCAGCGTTTCACGGCGCCGGCTTCTCTTCCTTCGGAGCCGCCGCCTGGATCGCCTTTCCCTGCTTGATCAGTCGACCGATGAGAATCATTGCGGATAGGTAGCCCACCCAATGTTTGGGCAGGTGGCTGGAAACCTCATCGAAGTTGGCCGCGATCACATCAAGCCCGATCAGGGCAGCGGCCATCCAGACAGAGATCCACTTCCACGCCTGATGCCAGTCGTCGATCAGGTGTTGGCGGACAGTCGTCCAAACGATCTTCATGGGTCACCTCAGGGCAGCATCTGTGACATCGTTCGCACCGGGATTCCCGCCTGCGCGATGTGCTCGATCACGGCAGCGAAGTCATCCTTGTGCAGGTTGTTCAGGTTTGTCGCGCTCGTCGTCACCGAGTGGAGCGCGAGGATCCCCCAGTTTTTCTGGGTCTTCACGAGATCAATCCACGCGTTGATCTGCGCAACCGTGTGGCTGTACGGAGAGAACGCCGCGAGTTGTCCAGGCATCGGGGGAGGCCAGTTCTCCGCACGCAGTCCAGCCTGGTCGAGCCAAACGGTGCGCGCGCTGCGGACACCCGTGCCCATCACGGCGGCCAATACCTCGCCCGTCCATGCGCCAGATGGATACGCAAACCAACGTCGGTCCCACCCGAGAGCGTCGAACGCTGCAATCTGAGCTTGTATGTCGGCCAAGGCTGCAGTTGCACCAAGCGCCGCATAGTTGGTGTTGTGAGCTGCGATCGTGTGAGAGTGCAGGGCCGTGTCCCAGCCGAGCGCGCGCAGAGAATTGACACCCGCGATGGTGAGCCGCCCGGCCGCGCCGAGCGATTCGTCGATTAGGTGCAGCGTGCCCTTGTACCCGCGCGCCTCCAGCTCGGGAAGGGCCAAGGCCAGGTCATACCCGTCATCGAATGTCAGCGTGATTACGCCATTCGGGTATTGCCCAACAACGTCGCGCCCAATTCCCAGGTAACCAAGCTTCACATGCGGCGCCGCGACCGGATCGCCGCTGGTCCAGGTGTCGTAAATTCTAAAACGGAACTGGTAGATCGATGCTCTGCTCGGCGGGGACTCCCCACCGGGATAGTGGGCCGTCGCCATCGACGTGAAATAGAGCGGGACAAGAACCCACTGACCGTCAGGAGACACCCATCGCGTAGTCGAGTTGGCCGCGTTTGGGTCTGGCCACGTCCACTGGAAATAGTGACTGTACGTGCCGAGGGTAGAATCTGAGGACGCATAGAGAGAGAAGCCGCCCCCGTTCTTGAGAGCGGCATAGCTCGCGACCTGAATCGCAACTACCGGGAACGAGTTGGTGAAGTCGATCGCTGTCGACCGTGTCGGCGACGAGATCGAGACGGTGGCCCCGGCTCCGTCTCCGTTGAGCACAGCGCAGTCGACACCCGCGCCGTAGTGGTCGGTGGCGTCCTGTTTGACAACCGATCCGGCCCCCGTGGCACTTCCCGTCCAGGCAGCAAATCCGACATCAATGGGGACTGAGTAGAACGTCTTGGGAGACGGGGAAACCCCCGCGATCGCAGCGGTGATCGCCGCCTGCCTCTCTGGAGAGCTTTTCACCCCATCGACGATCGGAGTCGTCAGAACCGGAGCTGTTGCTCGGGCAAGCGCGCCTCCGGTTCCCGTCGTGCCATAGCCCACGAGAGCGAGAATTGACGCCGCGCTTAGAACTAGGGCCGCGAGCTTTCCAGACGATGAAGGGGGCATTCCTGTGGTCGCCATGAATCAACCTCCGCTGCAGCGAATGATCAGGTGGGCGCCGGCCCCGCCGCTCGTTCTGTCGTACGCCCAACGGAACTTCGCGCCGGGCGTCGGCACCAGCGCCGGCTTCGTCCCTGCGGTGCCATTGGGATTCGGCTCGGCCCCCACGGCGTAGTATCCAGACAGGTCGACGAGGTCGCCCGCATCCGTCACCACGGCGTCCTCTTTGTTGGTCTGCTCGAACGTGAGCGCGCCCACCGGGGTTCCTGTCGCGGGCCACTCGGCCGTCATCGACATCAACTCTCCGATCTGCGCGGCGGTGTACCAGGCCGTCACGCTCTTGCCGGGCGCGCTCATGTCGGCGACTGGCGCGCCAGTCGATGCATTGAACCAATCCGTTGCCTTGATACTCCACCGGCTCATGCTCTGCTCTCCTTCAACTTGTCCAACTCAGCGGAAACGGCCGCCAGGTATTGGGCCCATGGAAAGTTCGGGCCTGGGTCCACGTGACTCGACTTGTGCCAAGCCTCAGTAGTGTCGAAGTGCCCGCAGATTCCCCGCTTTCCCGCGAGCAAATCAGCGGACGACAGCTTCACAGCCGGAATCCCGTGCCGATGGCAGATGTCAGCAACCAAGATCGCTGACCGCTCCAAGATCGCGCGGCTCGCGTCGTCGTCCCACTCGGCCGCCGTCTGCCGCGCGTAGCCGGTGTGCTCGATACCGATTCCGTATCGGTTCGCACACGGTGCATGCCAGGCCACGTCGGTATCGCGCACGCATTGGACAACCTGGTGCGGGTCCACGCAGTAGTGAGCGCTCTTTGGCTTCACCATCTCGCGCTGAAACGCCAGCGCGCATCGCATGGCATTCCCGTCAACCTCAGGAATCTCCATCGTGTGAATCACGACCCAGTCAATGCGCTCCCGATGGGCGCGTCTGAAGTATCGTGCTTGCAGAAAGGGCGGGGCCTGCATGGCTACTGAGCCAGCTTCACCCCGCCCTCGATCGGTTCGCGGAAACCGCTACGCCAACACGGCGAACAGCACCGTGATCGTCACGGCGCCGGCGGTGAGTGCGTCCAGTGCGTGACCAGCGTCTGGCGTGAACGTGGCCTTCAGCTGTTGGCCGCCCAGGTTTCCGTTGGGGTTCACGCCAGACGTTCCTTCCTTCGAGACGACGCCGGCCCCTGTGAAAACGTCCTGGGCTGCGACGATGCAATCGGCATCGGTTCCGCCAATGCTCAGGGTGACAGCCGACACAGATCCTCCGGAAAACTCGGTCAATCCGGTCAGCTCGCGCCCAATGATCCGAGCGTTGGCCGGAAGAACCGCGCCGATATTGATCGCCTGCGCTTCTCCGTTCACGGCATCGGTGAGATCGGCGTGGCCGATGGTGACGGTGCGCTTCTGGATCTTGCCCGCGTCGAGAGCGTTCAACGAATCGTCGTGCTGGTCCAGCTTATCGCAGAGCTTCCCTTTTGCGTCCCCGCGGTCGAGTCGCCACATGTCGTCGCGGTTCAGGTGTTCGTGTGCCATTTCGCAATTCCCTTCGTTGGTGCGCGCTACTTGTCTCGACCGCCGCGCGTCTTCAGGCGTTCGCGGATTGTCCGAAAGATCGGCGCCCCGGCGATGCGCTCCCCGTTCTCCAGGATGCTCTTGGCTTCAACGGCCACGACCACTGCTCCGATCATCTTTGCCGCGGGGACCTGGCCGCCGAAGAGATGCGCCTCGAGGATCAGCCCCGTGATCACGCAGCACTGATACACCATCACCTTCACAACAGAGTCGAACAGGCGATGCGACGTGATCCTTTTCTTCTCACGCAGGCTCGCGCCGATCCCGGTCACCCCATCCAAGGCCACCAGCGCGCCGACCGCTATCATGAGCGGCCGAATCGGTGACAGGAAAGCGCCGAGTGCCACGACCGCGGCGAAGCAGTTGCGGGACACCCAGTCGGAGACAGATCGAAGTGGCATGCGACTATGTCCCGTTCGCGCCGTTGGCGCCCGTTGTTCCAGCCGACCCAACCTCGACAAAAATCCCCGTGTCGGTGAAATGGACAATGCGACCCGCGGTTCCGCCAGCGCCGCCCGAACCGCCGTACCCTGGCGTGCCGGACCCGTACTTGTTGCCGCCGTTGCCGCCGCTGCCGCCGTTGCCGCCGTTTGCGCTCAATGTCCCGCCTGCGCGCTTGAGCTCACCGTAGGTCAGGAGAGTCAGGCCACCGCCGCCGCCACCTCCGCCGCCCGCGCCACCGCCGCCTGAGTTGTAGGTGGAGTTCCCGGCGCCTCCATTGCAGCCGTTGCCACCGTTTCCGCCGTCGTTACTGATCACGCCTCCGCCGCTCAAGTCGATCACGCGTGCAGCGATCGGCATAATGTCGGCGCCGGCTCCACCTCCGCCGCCATAAAAGTAGAGAGACACGTCGCCCGTTGACCTCTGGCCACCGCCGCGCCCGCCAGATCCTCCAGCTCCCCCGTACAGGTGTCGCAACGCCAGGGTCCCGATATTGACCGTGAAGCCGTCCCTGGCGATCGGGTGCGACGGAGACAGGTAGTCCGTCAGAGAGTAGGCGACGGCCGCGGGGGCGTCGCCACCGGTACCGCCGAGTGAGCCTCCAGTTCCGCCGCTCCCCCCTGCCCCTCCTGCTCCGCCGTTGCCTCCCCAGTTGGAATACGGAGACGAGTTTCCGGCGGGCTGCGCTCCGCTGGTTGCGGCCACGCTCGCGGTTCCGCCGTTGCCACCAGAGCCCCCGCCGACGAATGGACCTCCCGTGATGCTTCCGCCAAAACCATTCGAGGTCGTTCCCGCCGCCCCGTTGAGCGAGTTTCGCCCCCTGACCACGCACTTGTTGTTGGTTACCTTCAGAACCTCGGAGACCGCGAGGAGGAAACCATTCGTCGTCAGGTACTGCTTGCCAGCTCCGGTCGCGTTCAGTGTGACGTTCGCGTAGTACATCGGCCGGGTCATGACCGTGTCTTGGTCAGACCCGCTCGCGTTGGTCAGAGTGAGATCACCGTCAACTGGCCCTGGGAACGGGTGCCTGATGTGGCCGTTTCCGTAGAACACCGCTATGCCTCCTCGGGCTCGTTGCGAGCTGCGAAGCACGCCCCACAGATCAGGCCGCAATCCGCAGGATCATGGCCCGGCCTGGCGGAATTGTGGCGCACGTTTCCGAGTGCACATCCGCAGTCAGAGCAACGGACGTCATACTCGAATCGCTCTTTCCCGCGCTCGACAACCGTTCGGTGAACGCCGAGGGCGAAGCTCCCCTTTGCCCCTCCAATTACGTGCCCTCGTCTCACGATGGATCTCCTGTGCAGACCGCGACGTCGTTGCCGTCGGGAAGCTTCACGCACACGGAGAGTCGCGTGTTTGGCGTGCTCAATCCGTTGGTGCGCACGTATAGATACGCGATGCCAGCGGGCGGAGTCGGAACCGCTCCCAGTGCAATCGGGATCGCGATTCCACCGAACCCCATGAGCTTGACGGCGTCGTAGTAGTTCGCCCCGACCTTCTGCCGGACAGTTACGGCCGCGGTGGCAGGAACGCTCGAAAGGTCTTCGTGGTTCGTCGGCCGCTTGAGGTCGTTCTTCGTCGCCAGGATCACCATGTCGTCGATCACGGCGGTCACGCTGGACGCGGACCCGATGGCCATGACCGCGAACACCTGTTGCTCGACTGGGCGCTCAGACGCCGCCGGCATGTAGTCGGGCGTCGATGTTGTCGTGTACGCGTAAAGGCGCTCGACGTTGGTCCCGGGGTCCAGGGCAAACACGCCCGCCTCAGAGATTCCGAAGCTCGCAACCAGGCCGGTGTTCGAGAACACCACGCCCAAGCGCACGCTTCCGCCGCCCGAGTTCGTGAAGCTCTGAATGTTCTCGGTCATCCGCTCGTCAGCAAGGTCGGTCGCGGCGGATGAACTCGGGGCCTGGCCGGCTCCAATCGCAATCCGCGTGAACTGCAGCGTCCCGCCAAGCTGCGCTTGCGCCTGCATGTCCAGGCCAGACGCGGTGATCGTGAAGTTGGGAAGGGTCTTCACTATGCGCTCCCCAGGGTGACGGTCTCCCCGATCTGCAGCTTCCCGCCGAAGCTCAGGGGAAGATCGCCCGATTGCTCGATCGTGATGGACTCAAGGACGGCGGAGGCGCGCTTCACGATTCGAATCATGCGCATCAGCAGGTCGTACTTCGTTGAATCCGGGAAGCGCCCGCCCGACGCCCGCACGCGAAAGTGGAAGGGTTCTCCGCCGTAGTCGAACCATTCCTCGACCGTTCCCTCGCCGAAGACGATCGCCACCACGCGCTCGATTGCGTGCGGCGTCCCCTTCACCGAATGCCAGTACAGAGCCTTGGCGATGAGGTCGCGCTTGGCGTCCAAACTCATGCTCTGGTCGTAGAAGTCGACCGAGAACTGCCAGGCCAGGTGATCGAGAACTTCGGCGGGCTGGTTCGCGATGTTCGCGAACAGCAGGAGGCGCGCGGTATCTTCGACGAGCAAATGGAACTCGTAGTCGAAGGCCTCCACGAACGCGGCCACAAACGGGTCGCGCATGAGGCTCGACGGCAACAGCTCGCCTAGGCTCACGTCATGGAGGCTACGCATCTTCGAGCCCGCCGTACGTCACCGCGACCGTCCCGTCCTGCGCAACCTGCGCCCTCGTGAGCGCCGCAAACGCGGGCGCCGTGACGGTCAGGCGCTTGGCCCCGGCGGCGATCACCATGAATCGGAGTTGGTCCGGGTTGACGTCGCGCCCGAGCGCGGCCCTCTGCCAGGCGAGATAGTTGGTGACCGCCGTGGAGACCGCTGCCTGAATCGTCTCCGTCCGGCGCGCGTCCTTAGAGTCGATCCAGTAGGTGAAGGCCACGTCGCAAGTGACGGCAGAGGGCAACGCGGGCACAACATAGTCCGTCAGCGGCCGGCGGGTCTTGTTGCTCAGGGCTGCCCCCACCAGTTCAAGAACCTCAACACCTGGGATCTCCCCGCCGGCCAGCAGCGGGCGAACATAGACCGTTCCTGGGTGCGCCTCGTCCGTCAGCACCGACACATCGGAGATAGCCGCGCTCGCGGTCTTCGCCCAGTACACATAAGCATCCTCGGGCCCGGCCACGGAAAACGAATTGGGAGCAACCCGCACGCGCTCGCGGTAGGCGTCGTCAGTTTCCTCTGGTGCGCCGCCCTGGGATCTTGTGAGGTTGGCCACCGATGCTACGAACGGGATCGGCTCCACCATCGCGTTGATCTGGCCGGGAACGAACCCGTTGCCGCCCTCGCCCGCCGTCACTGCGCGCACCACCACGTCTCCCGTCAGGTCTCCGATCGGGATCTCAAGCGTCTGGGTGGTCTCGAACAGAACGCCCCCGGCGGATACCAGCCGTCCCGCCTGGATCGTTGTCACCGATGCGCGGGGCGCGCTCAGGGTGAAGCGCTCGGTGCTCAGCGCATGAGACGCCGGCAACTTGCCGGCATTGTCGCCCAACACGAGCTTTCCGAGCGCCAACAGGTAGTTGCCGAAAGCGTAGGGAAGCAGGTTCTGCCGGCCCGTGATGTTGATGTTCTGTCGCTCCTGCACGAACAGGTCGGCCATCCCGGAAACGAGAACCCGCCGAGGGTCACCGAGGGCCAGCGTCACCGCCTTACCCCCGTTCGCCTCGGTCATCCTGCCCTCTATGGTCGCAAGGCTCGCCGCCTCAATGGTGGCAGCATCACGCTCGACGAACACCAAATCGGGAAGACCACTGGGGTTGCTCATATCTCGATCCTCACCCTCGGGCGAAGCTGACCGTCGAGCACATCCGACGGGTCAAAGTTGATCTCGCGCACCGTCGCCCGGGGCTCGAACGCCTGAATCGAGCGCACCAGGTCTGTCATCAGAATGGCGCGCGCCTGGTTCATCGGGGCATCCCCAACGGCCCCCAGGCCCAGTCCTCGCGCGAGCGGGACGGATGCTGCAGCCACTCCGATGATGAACCGGACGTTCTGCAACACCTCTTCCGCCTCAGTGGCGGGAGCCCAGTTGATTTCCCAGGCGTCAGCGCTTGTCACTTCATGCGAGGGCATTGCGCAGGTTCTTCTTTGCCCGCACCGTGAGCGGGCCGTCGGCTTGTTCCAGGAAGCTGATCGAGAGCTTCATTCTTGCGATGGCTCCGAGCCTAGCGAAGCGTTTCCAGTCCTCGCTGATCTTGGTGATCACGAACTCGCCCAGCGGGTAGGGACCGATGAACAGTGGCCAGGACTGCTGCAGCTCCTTCAGTTGGTTCAGGGCAACGGCCGTGGCCGTTGGAGGGACACCGAGTTCCTGGTCGAGAACCACGTCGAGAGTCACCTGGTCCAACTCGACCGCGATCGGTTCGAGCCGATCCTTCTGCCCGATCACCCTGTGCTGCACGAAGGATGCCCCGCGCTCCCGCGAGCCCGACTGGAACGTGTGCACCAGGTCGGCGCTCACGTAGAACACATACGGGCCAAACGCACCGACGGGCCGACCGATGTTCATCGGAGTCCCGCCCTTGCGATATGTCCCGAGGTCTTCATGCCAGAGGTCCAGTCACCGCGGCCGGCGCCACGTGGGCCACAATGACGGTCTGGGCGCACGCGTGGATGGCGTCGGCGAAACTCGAAGCGGCTTGGGCAACAGTCGCCGAGTTCGTGGCGTTGTCGCTGAAAGCTGCGGTCAGCGATGCGGTCAGCGCTCCAGCGCCAGGCACGCCAGTCACCGACCCCGCTGTCACGCCCGTGAACAGCAGGCCCTGGTAGAAGGTCACGATCGCGCCGGACAGACCGGAGGCCGCACCGGCCGCGCTTCCCGATTGGAACGCCGAGGCGATCGACGAGGTGAGCCCCGGCTTCCCGGCGTCGATGCTGGGTCCGAGCGGATGGACGGCCTGGAGGCTTTGCCCATCGGCAACGTGGGCGGCGATCGCGTTTGCCCACCCCTGGGCCGCTTGCGCCGCGGTGGCGGGCTGGCTCTCAAGTGACGCTTGGATCGCTGACTTCAGCGTGTCCTTGTTGAGCACGTCAGCGACCCTTGATGATTTCGCTCAGGGTCGCGGCCACATCGGGCTTCTTCGCTGTGAACGCCGCGGAATTTGCCGGGGGTCCCGACGGGCCAACGCCAGTGGGATGCACGTGCGCGACGATCAGGTCGATCAATCCTTCCAGCAGCGCCTTGTGGTCCGTTCCGCGCACGAACGGCTGGTCTGCGCTATCCCCGCCGATGCGCACCAAATCGTTGGTGATCGATGCCTCCATCCCTCCCACCAACAACCGCAGGCGCGTGTCCGCTTCGATCACCCGCTCTCCCTCAGCCTCGGCGCCATCAGGGATCGCGTCCTGGTCAGAGTAGAAAGACCCGAGCACAAATCCCGCCTCGGGTCCGTTCGGCAGGAACACGCATACGACCTGCTCGTCCACCGCGGGCATCGAATAGTCCCGCATGGCCTCAGATGCCGCAACCATCACCGGAAGCTCTCCGCTCTGAAAACCTCCACGCGAAGAAGGGAACGTCACGCACACGCGGCACTTGTCGCGGTTCACCGTCGAAACCACGCCGACGCGCACGATCGATTTGACCACGCTTTCCAGGCGTGAAATTCGCGCGGACAGGTCGGCCAGGCTCACCTGTACACCAGCACCCGGTGCGCGGTGACCGCCGTCCCCCCGCCGTTCTGGGCAGAATGGCGAGCCTGGTCGATGTTGTACTTCCCGGACAAATACCCGGCCCCGATCAGGTCGATGTTCAGGCCTCCGCGCATGGCGACGTCGAGCACAAGATCAAGGCCTAGCTGAACCTCTTCCTTGTTCGCGCTTCTCAGAGAGCGCTCGGCCAAGCGCTTGGCCGAGTCCAGGTCCTTAACCCGCTTCTCAATCTCCAGGATTCCACCGACGATAGGCGCGCCGTCTGGGGCGAATAGGAAGTCGAGATCGTCAACCTCTGTGACCTCCCCTGCTTCGTCTCTGCGATCCTGATCGCGGGACTGACGGATCAGCTGGTCGAGAAAGCGATCGTGCTTCTTCTCGAACGTCTTTTTCGCGCGGGCTTCCCTTTGTGCGTTGGTCTGCCGCCTGCGTTTGCCCCGCTTTCTCGGAGGCACATAGACGGGCTCCTTCAGCTCCTTCTCTGGGTGCTCCTTCAGGGCATCGGTTATGATCTTGTGGATCGGGTTGCGGTACCAGACGCGAGCCGCCCTGTACACGTCGCGGGTCTTCGACCGGACGCTCCACGCCTTCACCATCCCGTCGCCCTTGCCCACGTCGACAACGGCCACAGACTCGGCGTCCTCGAGGATTTGCTGGTCATAGACCACCAGCTTTCCGTTAGCGACCTTGACCACGAACCCATAGTCCGCACCCAGGCGCTTCAACAGCGCGAGGTCGGATTCCTCATGCTGATCGGTGCGGTCAATCTCGATGGTGTCGCCCTGATAGAAGAGGTCGAGGCCTGTTCCCCTCACGATCTCCTCGGCCATCTGCCGAAACGTGAGTGCCTCCCACGCGCGCGTCTTCTTGGTTCCCCGGATTTCCTCGTCGACCGGGACAGACGTGGCGCGGATCGTGACCACGCCGGGCGGTCCGCCGATCTCGATCTCGTCAATCCACATGTTGCCGGTTTCGAGCTGGCCGTCGCCAAAGGCCGAGAAGATCGTAGCGCGCAGAAGGGCGCCCTTCTGCGGAAGCCATTCCTTGCACCACAGGCCCTCGCGGTCGCGAAGAGTGACCTGCAGATCGTCCGCCTGCCCCTCGGCGTTGTCCGTGTAGTCGAGGCCCAGCAGGTCGCCCGACTCGTCGACCATGAAGCTGCTCGCTTTCACCTCGTCGTCGTCGCCGCGGGAGATCTGCACTCCCTCGTATTCGAGCTTGACCTTGGTGGCGCTATGTCCGGCGCTGCTACCCATTGGTAAACCACGGAGGCAAGGGCGCACGGCCTTGGTCCACCTTGATGTCGGGGACCTGCAGGACAACGCCCGCCGGGAAGATCACGGTCTCGCGGTGCTGCGGATTGGCCTCCATGAGCCAGTGCAGCTGCATCTCGTCGTCGTAGACGTTCCAGGCGATCAGGTCCCAGGTGTCGCCCTGGACCGTGGTGTAGGGGTCCTTGTACCTAGTCGCCAAGGGCCACCCGGCGCTGTTGCTCCATCAGCTTCCTGAATTGATCACCAAGTCCGCCAAGTCCCTTCTGGCTTTCGGCAAGCGCCTTCTCGACTTCGGCCCGCACCGCCGAAGCTTCCCCTCCGGAGACTTCGATCTTGGGGGCGTAGTTCAGCGTGACGTCTCCGCCTGTTCGGATCGACGAGCCGCCCGACAGCTTTCCGGCGGCGTCGAGACTTCCAACTCCGCTGCCAAGGTCATCCGGCGATGACATTCCATATGCAGCGCCAGGCACGTTCGCCGACGACGTCACATCGGCAGCGGTAAGACCCCGCTGCTTTTTCCACATGTTTCGAATCTCGTAGTGCCTCGGGGCCTGGTCGCGGAAGAGCCCGCTCACCTTGTCAGCCACTGCCCCAAGGATGGCGGCGCGCGGATCTCCGATCGACGTGATCCCATCGATCAGAGTCCTGATCATGCCCTTCCCGGCCTCGTACAGGTTGATGTTCTTGATGTACTCGACCGTCTCAGAGACAAGTTTCTTGATGTCTCCCCAGACCTCTTTGGCGGTGCTCTTGAGCTGATCCCAGTTCTTCCCGACCTCGTATCCCGCGTAGAACAGCGCACCCAGTATTAGCGCGAGAGCCCCGACGGTTCCGCCTATGGCAATCAGGTCGACCTTGAGGGCTTTCGATGCGAGTTGCATGGCCCACATTGCCGCCTTGCCAGAGTGGAACGCGACGATCAGTCCGTTCCCGGCAATTCCTCCGCCGACCAGCGCAAGGTTCAAAATGGCCACGCCTGCAGCCGCTTTGATCAGAGTCTGGGTCAACTCTGGGTTGTCTTTCATCCACTCGGATACTTTGTTGATGACGGGAACAACCTGGCCGATCAGGTCTTTCAACGCGGGGATCAATTGGTTCCCGATCGCGATTCCAACTTCCTCGACCGATCCCTTGATGTTGTCCCACTGACCCGCCATTGTGGCGTTCTGCTTGTCAGCGATTCTGGCGGCGGTGCCACTTTCCTCAACAGCCTTGGCGAACTTCTGCAGGTTGCCAGCCCCCGCCTCTTTGAGCAGAACCGTTGCGGCGCTTGCCGCCTCCATGCCGAAGATGGCTGTAATCATGCCCTGCCGGGTTCCGCTCCCGAACTTCTCCATCTTCTTGGATAGGTTCGTGAGGACCTGATCAAGCGGGACGAGCTGCCCCTTCAGCTTGCCCGTCGTGTATTTGGTCTTCACCCCGAGCTGCGCCAGCGCGTCTTGCGCCATCTTTGGAGGGGCCGCGAGACGAGATAGCATCGCGCGCAGGGCGGTTCCTGCCTCTCCCCCCTTGATGCCGGCGTTCCCCAGAGTTCCGGCGGCGGCGGCCGTCAACTCCAGCGACACGCCCGTGGCCTTCGCGATGGGAGCGACGTATTTCATGGTCTCGCCCAACGTCGAGAGCGTGGTGTTCGAGTTGGTGAACGTGTTGGTCAACACGTCACCAAGGCGTCCGGTTTCCCGGGCATCCATGTCAAACCCCTTCAAGATGTTGGCCGTGATGTCCGCAGCCTCGCCTACGTCGACCATGCCGGCCGCCGCAATTTTCAGCATGCCGGGCATCGCACCCATGATCTGCGCGCTATTGAACCCAGACTGCGCGAGGTACTGCATGCCCTCGGCTGCCTGGGTTGCACTAAATCGCTCGTCCTTTCCAAGCTGGCGCGCCTGCGCGGACAACTTGGCATACTCGGCGTCATTCGCCTTTGCGAGAGCGCCCGCGCGCACCATCGAATCCTCGAACTTCGCCGCAACCACTACGGGAACAGCGAATGCAGCCACGCCGGCCGCGGCGCCCATCAGCTTTCCTTTGGATTCTTCGAAGCGAGCCTGCGCAGCTTCCTTGGCCTTGCGGCTCGCGGCGGCGGCTCCCTGGATCTCTTGCAGTCGCCGCTGCTGGGCCTGCGCCTGAGCGAGCTTTGACCCGACGGAACCCAGCGCATTCCGCTGCACGCCGGCCGCGGCCATGTCGCGTCCAGTCCCCTGCAGGTCCTTCAGCTGCCCCCGAAGCTTCCCCTTGAGCTTGTCGATCTCCGCGGGGAGCGCGGCGAACTTCTTGGCCATGTCCGCCGACATTGGCCCGACCGTCGCGCCGAGGTGCTTGAACTCTCCCTCGGCTTGGCGAAGCTTCAGCTTGGTGGCGTCGATTTCGCGGTGAAGTTCGCGGAACCGAGTAACGGTACCCTGCGCCTTCTCCAGTTGGGCGATCTGCTTGCCGACGCGATCAAGCTGGCCAGTCGCAGAAAGCATCGACTTTGGAAACGACGCCGCGATCTGGCCGCCGATTTTGAAGGCTATCTCGTAGAGGCGCCCAGCCATCGTCTATTCCTTCTTGTCCCGGGCCTGCACTGCGAAAATTGCGGCTCGCCAGCGCTTGACGTTCCGAAACGGCATGGCCATCCAGTAGGACACGGGGGTGTACGTATCGGCGCGCGACATCTCGTACGCCTTTTCCATCACGTAGCTGAGCGGGCTGGCCCGACGCTGTCCGACGCCGGGCCCACCGCTTCCCGTCAGCTGATCAAAAAATTCTGGACCTCCAACGTCACCTTGGCGACGTCGGGGGCCTTCATTCGCTTGATGAACTCGACGGGCACACCGGCCGCGCGGGCCGCTACGTACATCAGGTATCGCTTGCTCGTGTCGGCGAAGACGGGGATCACGCCAGCGGTCTGCATCTCTGCTTCGGCGGTGGCCAGATCGTCCCCAGTCAGGCCGTCGAGATCGAGCACAAGCTCGGTCTTCTCGATGTCCTCGAACTTCATAGGAGCCGACAGCTTGATCACCTTGCGGGCCGACACATCGGGTGTCTTCTTTTCGTTGCTCATGGCTACAGCCCAATGTCCTTCCTGACGCTCGCCAGAGCGTCCTTACCGTTGAACTTCGCGATGAAGTTGAGCGGATCGATCTCGACGATTTCCTTCCCGTCGACGTACATCTTGATGTAGCTCACCGCGAACTCGGTTGACGTATCGGTCGGCTTGCCCACCTGGAAGGAACCCAGGTTGCCCGACTTGAGCGAGGCCTTGACCGTCACACGAACAGGAACGGTCTTGTACGTGCCAGAGTCGTTGACCTGCATCGATCCGCGGAAATCAATGAGGTGCGGCCCGGGTGCGGCCAGCGTTCCAACCTCACCCGTGATCGTGCGCCACTTGATCGAGCACGACATGGGCCCGTAATGTCCCGGCACCGGGCTGTCTACCGAGCCAGCAATTCCGGCGCCCTCCACCGGCTCGCTCATGGGCTCCAGCTTCGGAAGCTCAACGTCGGCCACGCCGACCTGGAGGATTCCTTCGCGGCAAACAGTGAAGTTGATCAGCTTCTCAGGAATGGGATTCGTCGCCATGGATCACCTCTCAGCCGAACAGGGTTGCGGAGTAGGTCACGTCGTACTCGACTTGGAACGTGATCCCCTGCATCGGCGTCGGCGGCGCCCACAGGAACGTGTAGACCGCCTGCCCGTTCGTCATGCTCTCGATCGTGTTCTTCTCCTTTCGGAACTCGACGCGGCCACCGAGAAGCGCCCCGCTTGCGGTCAGGCTGTTGAGGCGGATGTTCTCGCTGTCGACCACCGCCTCGATCTGACGGAGGTTCATCGGGTTGTCCACCCGCTGCTTGTGGCTCAGGATGATCACAGCGGTGTTCCACACCCGCATGCGCGCCAGAGGAATGAACGTGTCGGCCGGGTCGGTGCTACCTGGGTAGGCTGCCGTGCGGTTTCCCCAGGCCCTCCATCCCGAGCTGTTGATCGCGGTGACGATGCCCGCGTCGTTCAGCGTGTTCGCGGCCACCTCGTCCAAGACCACTTCGGTCCCGTCGGCCAGTGCGATCCCGTCGATCGGCAGGGTCTTGTTGCTCGGGCTCTCGTACGGGATCCCGCCGTTGTTCGCGTCGGTGGTCATGCACCGGGCGGCCATCAGCGTGGACATGTTGTAGAGCACGCCGCCCAAGCGGCCCATCGGCCAACACGCCTCCATGTTCTTGTCGGTGTAGCTGTTGGTCGACTTCCACGCGGCGGCGCCGGTGTACACGGCAACAGTGCCCGTCGGAATGTCCGTCAGGACCATGGCCTTGAAGTTTCCGTTGATGGCCGACGCCTTCGCCGTCATCACGGCGGCCACCGTCGGATCGGACGAGAAGCCCGGGGCCAGGATTTGGCCAGGGACCTTTTGGAATCGCGGGAACACCTCGCCGACCAGTTCGAGACCGGTCTTCTTCTGCGTCGCCGCGTCCACGCCGCCGATGATGTCGGCCGCGTCCACCGTCGAAGGCGTCAGGTAGTCGTAGTCCACGGTGATCGCCGCGCCGGCCAAAATGCTTCCCGTCGAAACGCGCGCCACCACGCCCTGGCCAGAACTGTTGACCGTGAACGTGTAGTCGGTTCCGAGCGTCTTCGTCACGCTGGCCACCTTCACGACAACAGAAGCAGGCCACGGGTGCGCGTGCGTGAGCGTAGCGGTCCCGTCGGTGCCGAGCGTCTTCGCCTCGGCAGCGACCGCCGTCTTATGCTTGGCCGGATCGAGCGCGTTGATCAGCACGATGGGGCCGACGTTGCCGATCTTGAAATGGGCGCTCATCGCCTCGCACAGAGTGAACGCGAACTTTTTCGCCCCCGCGCTGCCCTCGGCATCGAAGAAGCCGAACTTCGACGTGGCCTCTGCCAGGTTCGCCACGATCACCGGCTCGTTGAGCTTGGGCAACAGGTCGGCGCTCATGTGGATCGGGGCCGATCCGACATAGGCCGGAAGCCCGGCCAGGCTCTCCACGGGCGGGGTCACCCCCGTTGGAACCGTATCGACTCGAACACCATGCAGGGACATCAGGCACCTCGCTTGCTGAACGCCGACAGGGCGTCACGGTAGGCGGACCACTCGGGGCTCCCCTCCGCTCTCAGCGCCGCTTGCGCTTGGCGAAGGTCGGCCACAGGAACGAACAGGCGACACAGCACGGGATCTCCCGCGTGGGCCGAGGGGATGCCGCCCTTGAAGACCTGATACTGCGCCAGGCCGCGCACGGAAAGGTTCGGGCCGATGTAGCAGACGGTCCCCGTCTGCGTCGGCGCTTCGTTGGTTTCCTGCTCGCTCATTCGAAAGTCTCCTCGACTGGTTGCGGGATGTTGAACTGCGCGGTCATGACGCCCCACCACTGCGGGTCACAGCGCTGCGCGCGCGCAGCGCTCTCTCCGACCTCGACCTCAAGTGGTAGTTCCATCCGCGCCCGATTCGCGATTACCGGCTTGCGCTTCAGGTTTGTGCGGATGTGCTCGACGATGGCCCACACGTCCGCGTGCCCCTCGGCATTTAGGCGGCGAGCGCCGATCACCAGATCAACGGTGACAACAGAGTCGTCGTCACCGTCGACGAGTAGCCGCGGGACCACAACCACCATTGGGAATTCAGGGCCAACCTCCGAAGCATCCGCGGCCCTCTCTCGATTGGGCGCAGCTCCCAGGTAGAAGGTCACGCGCTCAAACTCGCTACCCTCCGCAGGATCCGGGTCGGCACTGTTGAGGCGGAATTCAGAAAAGTCTTCTTCGAGGCGGCGCACGAGTGCGTTGCCCAGGGCCGTGACGTTGAATGGTCCGCCTCCCACTGGGTCCATCACCGGCCCCGCCCCCTCAGCATCCGGCCGATCTCATGGTCGAATCGCCTGCCCAGAATCTCCGTCGCGCGCGCCTCAATCTCCTCGCGCACGCCCTCGTCTCCGAGCATCTGCGGGGCCGCCGGGCCATACAGCAACCGCACGGGATAGCGGGCGGTCTCTTCGCGCTGCAGGGCCGCCAGCCGTCCGCCCTGTCCAGCGTTCACGAAGCCTCGCTCGATGCCGCCACCGCTGCCCCTGCGAACACTGACCGAAAACGCCTGGCGCTTCGTCGTAGCCCGCCGCGGTCGCAGCTGAAACGCCGTGAGCGGCATGCGCCCACCCTTCGACGAGAAACCAGCGATGAGGTTTGATCGCGTCGCCCTGGTCATGCGCACGGTCCGCACGATGTCGGATCGCTTCACCGTGTACGTGGCCGCGAGCTTTCGCAGGCCGAATGTCCGAGCGGCCAGGCTCGCGCGGTTCAGAGCCGGGACGGCCGCGCGAACCACTCCGTCGGGGAATGCCCGAAGAGAGCGGGCGGCGTGCTCAAGCTGATCACCTGTGAAATGGACTGCCATGATTCGAATGGGCGCGCAGTTCGATCGTCAGCAATTCACCGGACGAGGCGACGGACGCCACCAAGTAAAACTGCTCCTCGGTCGGGTTCGCGGTTTCCGTTATGCGGATCGCCTCGTCCACGGCCGGCTTCCACCCCAGTTCGGACTTCCAGCATGACAGCCGCGCAATCACCGGGAACGTCCCCGGCGGCGACTTCGCGCCCGCATCCGCGTCTTGGCCGGTGTCGAGAATTCCCTTCAGGGAAACGGTTCGCGCGCCGGACTTGATGATCAGGTCGTCCCTGAAGTAGTCGACCCCAACCCGCTGTGCCTTGTCGCGGGTCTCGGCCCATCCGGCGCGCGCCATGGTGACCTACAGGTGCTTGCTGCCCTTGGGCTTGGCCTTGGGTTCGACCTTCGCCTCGGGCTTGGGCTCTTGCTTGGCCTCGACGATCGGCGCCTCCTCTGCAGTAGGCGCTTCTTCGATGGCAGTCTCTTCGACGGCCGTGGCCACCTTCGCCTCGATCAACTCTCGGGCCACGGCGTCGTCGACTTCATGCGGGCCGTCGGAGGGCAGCAGGTTACGGAACCCCTGCCCTTCCTTCACCACCGTGAGGTGCTTGACGGCGATCAGCATCACAGAACCTTGGCGCTGAAGCTGGCGTTGATCCGGTAGGGGACCATCAGCGGCGCCGACTGCACCATCACGAAGCGCACGGACGGATCGGGGATCGTCCACGACTTCGGGAAGTACTCCACGGCCTGGAAACCGGCGTCCTCGTCCTTGATGGCGCCGAAGTGGCGCACGCCGATGAACCGATTGTCATCGTCCATCGAGTCGGCCACGCCGATCACGCGCCCGGTGTCGAGCAGCGCAACGTTCTGCGAGGTTCCGCGGTCGTAGAACTTCTGGTTATACACCCAGTACTCGAAAGTACCGTCGGTGCCCTTGTATTGAGCGCCAGCGGCCGTCGGAGCCACGCCCAGGGTGAAGTCACCAGAGACCACGCGCTTCAGATCGAGGCGCTTCTCAAAGTCGGCGTTGGCCTTCAGGGCACGCCATGCGCTCGGCTCCATGAGGATCTTCTTGACCGTTGCCCCGGACACTTCGCCCACCAACTCGGCCCACGCCTCCAAGTCGTCCAGAGGCTTGACACCCGACTCGCCCCACTTGGTGCCGCCTGCCTTCGTGATCTGTAGGCTGGCATCGCGCCCATAGTTGATCACGTTCGTCTCGCTCGTTCCGTCTGGGCGCTCGCTCACAACGGTTGCAGTACCGGCGCGCAAAGCCTCTGCCGCCTGGAACTCGAAGCGGCGGCTGAGCATGTTCGACAGCTTGACCAGGGCCTTCTTCAGGTTCTTTTCCTGGCGCTGCGCGGGATTCAGCTCCTGACCAGTTCCGATGCTCTCGCCGGCAGACCGACGAAACGCCCCGACAGCAGGCAAGGGAAGCTTGTACTTCACGTACGGCGGAACGAAGGACTTCGTTGAATACCCCGCCGTTTCGACAACTTTTCCCTCGACCATCGGGTGGACATACGGGGCAAGATGAAGCTTCTCGTCGCCATCGACGTCGAAGTAGATCGTCTCGCTGTCCGACGTTTCCACCTCGGTGAAGAACGTGTTCAGCAAGAAAAGTTGAGGGCGCCGCATCGTCTCGACGACTTTCTTAAGAGCGCCCGTGCCGTAGATATCGATAGCCATGATGATCCGTTGTCCTTTCTGCTCTTAGGCCGCGACGGCGTCGTGCAGGTAGATCGACTGTGAAAGCGCGCGCGACCGAATGGCCGCAACGGTTCCCCCGGTCGCGAAGGTCAGCTTGTTGGCGTTGAAGTCGCCAGCGATGTACACGGGAACAGATGCGGCGGCCCCCGTGGTGTCGATGGCATCGACGGCAATCGCGAGGATGGAAGTGGCGGCAAATGTTCCGCCGTCGTACGCCTCGTATTGGGTCTCACCGCTCTTGAGGTAGAGCACGGTGCCGCGCGCGTACACCTTGTCGGCCTTAACGGTGACTCCCCCGGTGCGCACGGGATGATCCCCGGCGATCAGCAGGTCAGGGGAAAACGTCCCCTCAGCTGTAAATCCAGCAGGTTTGAACATGTTGCGTTCTCCGGGTGGGTGGTTAGTAGTTCTTCATCCGCTCGACGTAGGCCGCCATTTCGGCATCCTCGTCATCAGCCGTCGCCACGTCGGCCTTTACAGCCGGATTGAGCTTGGCCATGTGCTTGTCGAACTCCGTCGACATGACCTGAACCACGGGCGTGGCGGTGGTCGCGGCGGCCTTCGGAGTCGCGCTCAGCAGCTCTGCGGCGGCCTCCACGGTCATGCCCATGCGGGCCAGCTTGCGAGCCAGCGGCTCGCGGCCGGTCGCTTCGGGGTGCTCGATGATGCCCAACACGCGAGCGCACTCGGCGCCCACCTTCGCAGCGGATTCGCTCTCGCACTTCGCGCGCTCATCGGCGCGCGCCTCGGCTTCGATTTTCTCAATCAAGCCGGGATGGTCTGCCCTCAGTTTTTCTGCGCTCATTCTGCTTTCTCCTCTGTGCGTATCGTTCAAGCTCTCGATCAGCCCCTCGAACGTCCCGAGGGAATCAGCCATTCCGGCCTCAACTGCAGCAGCTCCTAGGAGTACGTCGCCTTGCCCAAAGTTCGCGGAAACGTGCTCGACGGATTTCCCGCGATACTTCGCAACGTCCTCGATGAAGATCGCGGCCAGGTTGTCCACCATGGCCTGGATGCGCGCCTTGCCCTCGGCCGTCGTCGGATCGATTCGCTTGTATGGGCTCTGGCTGCTGACGATCTCGTCGCCACTTCCCTTGGCCACGCCCACCACAACGCCGACTGATCCGACGTGCGCCGTCTTCGCGGCCACCACCTCGGACGCCGCAGACGCCAGCCAGTAGGCCGCGCTCGCGCCCATGCCGCCCACGTAGGCGACCACCTGCTTCTTCTGGCGGGCTTCGTAGACGTGCAATGCCAGCTCGGCCAGGCCGTTCACCTGTCCACCAGGGCTGTCGATGTTCAGCAGGATCGACTTCACGGCGGGGTTGTCCAGGGCAGCGCGGAGATCCTGCGCGATCATGTCGTAGCTGGTCGCCCCGCTCACATCGGTGAAGACGTTCGCCCGGCGGAACAGCGGCCCCGTCACCGGGATCACCGCCACCGAACCCCGCATCTCTGCGCGGTGTGCGTTGTCGAGCGGGCGGCCAAGTCGGGCCTCGACGGCAGCGGGTGACTCGTTCTCGCGACGAGCAATCGACAGGATCACCTGCAGCGTCTCGGGCACCATCGCCCACTCAGCCGCGCAGATCGCGGCTAGGACTCGCGTCTCTTCTTTCACGGTTTCACCTCTTCCGCCTTGTCGGGCGGCCCGTTGTCGCTTTGATCCTTGGGCGGGTTGTCTCCCGCATTGCCCGCCTGGCCCACGGCCGCGAGCGGAATGTTCAGCCGGCGCATCACTTCGAGCTCGTGCGCCCTCTGCTCGAGGACTTCCTCCCAGTCGAGGCCCTGCTCGGCCGCTTCGCGCTCAAGAGTCGAGACACCGATGCGCATGCGCGACTCGGCGGCGGAAACCTCGCGCACGGGATCGACGTATCCCTTGGCCGCTCCGATCCACCAGGCTTCACAGTAGGCCGCTCGGTTTTCGTAGAAGTCAGGCGCCTCGACCAGTCCGCGATCGATGGCCTCTTCGAGCCACAGCTCATATACAGGCTGCAGCCAGTTGTTGGTCATCCACTGGCGCCGGCCAGCGAAAAACCGCCAAGCCTCCATCAGCGCAGCTCGCACGGCCGCGTAGCTGGTCTTGGAGAAGTCCTTCATCACCAGTTCATAGGGCAGATTCATCCCCACGCCGATCTCGCGCGCAATCGTCTCGACGAAGTCGCGATACACGGTCGGGGGACGGTTCGGCGCGAACGACTGGATCTCGTCGCCGGGATACAGCGGGATGACTGCGCCGCCTTCGAGTTGAGTATCGTAGGCGGCTCGGCTCTTCTGGTATTCGCTGAAAGCCGCCTCACTGGAGCGCGTCTGCCCACCGAAGATGTCAAGCAGTTGCTGGCCATTCATCGGGCTCTTGATGAATGCGGCAATCATCGAGTTGACCACCGCCGTCTTCATCTCGTTGCGCTGGTAGTCGCTCAACATTCGGAAGCGCGGGAGAACCGGAGACAGGATCGGCTTTCCTCGCGTCTGCCCCGTGCGCTCCTCGTCGTGGACGTGCAGCACACGGAGGCGGCCGAACTCGGTGCGGGCCGGGATGCGCGTGACCTCACCAACTCCGATCGACGCTGTTCCGATGTCGAACGGGTGCTGCTTCGAAATGTGGTAGGCGACCGGCGCACCGTAGTCGTCCACCTCGATCCCCATGCGGACCTTGGGATCGCACGTCAATTGGTATGGGGTCCCCAGACGATCCGGATCGATGAGTGAAAGGCACGTCCTCCACTTTGCCCACGGCCGTTCGAGCCACAACGGCAGCGCCAGCGCTTCGCCGCTCACCATTCCGGTGCGGAACACCATCGCGGTGAGGCTCGCGAAATTGTGCTTTCGAGCGGCGTCGCAGTCCTTCGACTGCGCCCAGGTCCTAAAATGCGCAGCCACGTTGCGGGCCCACTCGCGGCCTTTCTCGCGATCCCACCCAAGCACGCGCACGTTGGGCTTCGGGGCCAACATGAAGCCCGTCCCGATCACGTTGTCGACCTGTGTCTGGATGGCGCCCGAGGCGATCCCGTTGTTGCGGATCATGTCGCGCGAGCGCGCCACGATCGTGTCCAACTCGCCCCACAGGTCAGCGTCAGCCGAACCCAATCCAGGGTTCCAGTTCTTCAACTCGCGCGCGGTTCGACTCGCCGAGTAGTGCGCGGAGTCCGCCCCGTGGAACGCGATCGGCTGGCCATGCTGGTCCAGAATCGAGATCGCGCTGCTCATCGCGGGATCCCCCCGGGATAGATGGGCCCGCGGCGCCCGGTGCCCGTCAACGTCGCCAGCTCGCTTTCAAGGTCGGCGATGTAGCGCTTCAGCTCGGGAACCCTCGCGGGGGTCCACTTTGTCCGCCGGTTTTCTCCGAACGCGACCTCTTCCGGCTTGTCTCCGGTTACCAGCGAGTGCAGGGCCGCCTTTGCTTCGGCAAGCCTAGTCCGCAGAGCTGCAATCTCTTCAGTGTCGGCCATGGTCCTCGACGGCGTGATGGTCCACGCAGCGCCGAGGTCACAACCAAGGGTTGTCCGATCGTCGCTGCTTTCGTGGATTCACCACCAATGGCCCAGCCTGGGGCGGGGTCGCGGTTTTCGGCGCGCCGATTCCAGCCTCCCGCCTGAACTGCTCCCAGTCCTCCGCGGACCACTTGTGAATCAGCAGCACATACGATGCGGCTCTCGCGTAAACCCGACAGTCGAGCGCTTCATTGCGGCCGTTCTTCCTGGTGACCTCCCAGACGTGGTTGCGCCGGCCGCGGTGATAGACCGGCACCAGCTCTTCGGCGGTCAACTGCTTGAAGTACTCCTCGGGATATTCGGGGAAATGGCACCATCCCCAGGGAATTTCCGCGCCTGATTCGTCGGTCGGCTTCTCCTGTTTGAGCCAGCTGTACAACTCTTCCTTGATCTTTGCCACGCCAACGGGCCACAGATTGAGGCTGACCCTCGCCTTCTTCCCCGCCTTCGTGGTGCCAACCTGAGTCGTCGTCCCGACGACTTGGGCGTAACCCTCTTTCATGCCCTTGACGGCCATCACCCGCGACGGCGGCCACTGAGAGCACCACTGGTAGACCGTGCTCGTCTGGTCACCGGTGTCTATGGCCATCAGCCGGATCGACAGCTTTCCCCCAAGTTCGTGCTCCCACTCTTCGCTCAGCATGTCGCCCAAGCGTTGCCACGGGCTATCGGCGCCGTCGAGCTGGCTGGTGTCTCCACCGAACACGCGATACCCGATGGACCACGATTCCATGCGCGGGCCGTAGGCAACCACCTCCACCTCGATGCGGTTCCGCTGCACGTCGACGCCAGCGAAGAGAATCGATCCGCCCGCGGGAACGACGTCGGCTTTGAATTGCTCGCGGCGATCGTAGAGCTTCTTCCACTCGGGCTTGTCGCCTTCGCCCTTGTAGGTGTCTCCGATCGTGGTGTTGATGAAGGTCTTCTTCTCCTCGGTGTTGCCCTTGCACGCGTCCCACTCGGCGGCCAGATGTTCCCACGTCGCGTTGGCCGCGTAGCTGTACGCGGTCCACAGGTGAAAGCTCGCGTGGCCCTTCACGGACGGGTTCTGCGCGACCCATCCGAACTCAGAGCGCCCCTCGCGCTGGCGCTTGGCGGCCTCCTCGACCATCCACCGCTTTTGGTGGTGGCCGATTTGGAACCCGCAGTGCTCGCACTCGTAATGAACCGTCGACGGATCGCCCTCGGTCCAGTGCAGGTTTTCCCATTTCAGAAACTGCGGCTTGTCGCAGTTCGGGCACGGCACGAAGTAGCGGCGCTGGTCCCCTTGCTCGAACAGGCGCTTGATTCGGCTCGTGCTTTCGAGTGTGGGCGTGCTGCCCGCAACGATCTTGCGGTTGCCGAATGTCTCCGTGCGCTTTGTGGCCAGGCGAATCTGATCGCCTTCCTCGCCCGCGGTCAGCGCCCAACCGTCTACCTCATCCATGAATAGCGCGCGAATCGACGTGCGGCGGAACCCGCGCGGGCTATCCGCGCCCACCATGTGAAGCATTCCGCCTGGGAACTTCTTCTTCAGAATCGTGTTTCCGCCGTCGCGCTTTGCCGCTGGCGAGATCAGCCCCGCCAAGATCGGCATGTCGCGCACCATGGGCTCGATCTCTTCTTTGCTGTAGCCCTCAGCATCTCCGATCGTCGGCTGCACGATCATCACCGGGCATGGGTCCTGCGCCACGTACCAGGCCACGCCGAAGTTCATCATCTTCGAGAAACCAACGCGGGCGCTCTTCATGATCGTGACCCGCTCGATTCGCGGGTCTCCGATCGCATCGAGGATTTCGCGCTGGTAGGGATACGGCCGGTAGCGGCCCACGTCCGCGCTCGACTCGGGCGAGAGGCGGGCGTGCTCCTCTGACCACTGGGACAGCGAGAGGCGCGGCGGCGGAAGCCACAGCTTGCGCAGATCGGTCCCGAACGAAAGAGCGGCTGTCATGCTTCATCCCCTGGAGACTGCTGCTCGTCCTGCTGAATCGCCTCGACCGCCAATCCCTCAAGCGCCTCCCGGCACAGGTCCTCGATCGTCATCACGTCGTCTACGGTCAGATGCGGGATGCGCCCGCGGGCCCGGCGACCGATGGCCATGATGGACGTCTTGGCTTCCTGGATCTGTCGCCCGAAGATCTCCATCGCGCGCGCCACTTCGATCACGAGCCCCGATTCCTTTTCGAATTCGAGCCGCGCGAGCTTGGCCTTGTAGCCTTCGAACTGAAGACGAGCCGCCGCGAGGCTGTCTAGCGGGTCGACATCGTGAGCGTCGGGATCCGACTCTGGGTCAGACGCTGGCTCGGTTTGCGGATCGCCATTGGAAGCGCCCTTGGCAGCTCGTCGAGCTCGCGCACTCAGGTGACCGTTGAGCCTGCACGCCTCCGCATTCGTGTGTCCCGGTCGACTGTCCCACGCGAGCGTTGCCCGCTTCACGTCCTTGATCTCGCCGATCCGCTTCTTTCCCTGTTTCTTCCACACGACAAACGAGGCCAGCGGGCCGTGCTTGGCCGCATGGGACACCGCCTGACGAGTAACGCCCTTGCGGCGAGCGAATTCGGCCAGCGTCACGCCCTACAACCCCTCGAAGCCCACGCATCTCCGCCCGAGAGTCGCCACCCGTCGCGCCGCCTTTTCAGTGCGCGTGAGAGCCAGGAAAAAGGCGCCAGGCGCCCCAGGGATGACAAACGGGATGTCAAACCTCGGATTTTCCATTGAGGACACAAATGGCGGGGCTCCAAGGACCCGCGAGGCCCCTTTTGACGCGGGGCTGGTACCCCCGTTGACGCGCTGTTCTTGGGTCGATTTGACGCTATGCTCTTGCATCAATTAACGCGCCGTCTTGATGCCTTCAGAGCCGCTCTCCGTGGCCATCGGGCAAGTCAAATTCCGTCCTCCTCTTGGCGCTTGCGACGTCGCTCGTTGCGCTGCAGGTGCCCAACAGCCTCAACGAAAACCTGATAGGCGCGATCGTAGGAGAGGTTCAACAGCGAGGCCAGCTCGCCCAGTGACAGCCGCTCGTCCTTCCCTGGGTCGTATCCGGCGACTTGCACAGCGATTGATCCCACGCGGTCTGCAACGTCGAGGGCGCAGGTCTCGGGCATGCTATCGATGTCTGTCTCTCTCACGTCGTCGGCGTCGACCTGCTCGCCTGGATGTCGTGGGAAGTTGAACTTTATACTTCCGTTGGTCTCGTCCACATCAAGTGCCAGGTGATATCGGCACAGCAGCCATGGACATGGGCGCATGCCGCCCTGGCATTCTCCTCGCGTCTTTGGGCGCGCTGGTAGGTCTGAGGCATCGAACCCTGCAAGCCATCTGCTGTACGCGTGCCCGATCAGTGTCCCTCGATCGCTGGCGCCCAGGTGTCGCAGGTTCTGAGTCTTTGCGACGCCACTCGTGCTGGGCGGCGTCTTGTTCTCGACTCCAAACCCGGGAAAACACGCTGTGCGCGTGTCAGCCCTTCCGGTCGGCCCGGTTCCCTTCTTCGACGGCAAGATAGCCAGGCTCTTCACGCCTTCACCTCGCGGGCCATCTGGGCGCGGTGGCTCGGGATGTCGGCTGGGTCGTAATTCACCTCATCGCCAGCGGCGTCGAAGTAAACCGGCATATCAAAGTCGCCCCTGTTGCAGTCTGGGCAATCGACTTCCAATAGAACCGCCTCGGGATAGTCCCACTCGGCTCGCGGAGACGTTGCCTTGCGCTTGCACCTTGGACACCGAACCTCGATCGTCTCGCTCACTTGCCACCTCGGCGCTTCTGCCTGCGCACCTTCACGTTTCCTTGTCGACTGGCGTGGTAGTCGCAGATGTTGCCGATGCGACCGCCGGGCATCGCGCCGAACGTGTGCGCGTAGCCCTTGCATCCGTGAACCTGGCACGGCGGATAGCCCCAGCCGTTGCGCGGACCGATGGTGGCGCTCACTTGCCACCTCGCCTATCGCGGGAGTACCGGATGAAGTCCAGAACCTCACAGAACAGCATCCCGATTAGGATCCCTTGCCAGAAGTCGGAACTCATTTGCCACCTCGCTTGGTTTCCACAGAAGTGCACTCCTCGGCCGTGGGCTCCCTGTCCAGCCAGCGGCCCGGCCCGTACGTGAGGACGACGTGGTCCATCCGAAATCCATCGCGATCGAACCGCACGACGAACCGGCTGGCCGTCGCCACTTCGATCACCGTGGCCGGTTCGAGCGGCCCCTTGTTGGCCAGA